CGACGACCTTTGTTGCTGGCTCTTTGTTCCAAGTTCAAGGAAGGGCATCGTTCAACCCCGCCGACGCCACTCGTGCCCCTATCAACATTGGTTTTATCGGCGGCAATCCGACAGTCACGCAGTCGGGGGACATCTGGATTAACAACACCACGAAAAACCTGTCCTTCAATACCAACTCAACGAACTACGCAGTTCCTAACCTTGGAACGCAGAACACATTTACGGCGTCGGTGGCGACGGGAAACGGCTATCTGCAACAAATTGCAAACACGGACGGAACAACGGGCGGGACTCTCGAAGTCCGAAACATCCAAACAGCAAATACTGGGACAAACGCTCAATTCTTCTATGCAGGGTTAGGTGCTAATGTCGTCATCCGTAGCACCAGCACGGGTGCTAACCAAGCCGCACTTCGCATAAACCAACTCGGCACGGGTCACGCCCTTGTCGTTGAGGACTCGCTAACCCCAGATGCAAGTTCGTTCATCGTAAGTAACGCTGGCATCGTTGGCATAGGCGTCTCCCCATCCACTTGGACTCCCACTACTGGCAACTTGCTTGAAGTCGTCGGCGGCAAAGCGGTTTTCACGCCTTCGACTACGACTGCCGCCATCAACATTGGTAGCGGGACGGCTGACCCTACCGCAACCACGACGGGAGACATTTGGATTGGAACGAACACCCTTAATTTCAGAGACTCGACCAATTCCCACAGGACTGCGGCGAACCTAAACACAGTCAACACATTCTCTACGCCGCAGATAATTCAAGCCCCCACATCGGCGGCTTTGCCAGCCCTTCGTATCTCCAATTCTGCCACCACAGCGGGAGTTCACTCGATGGTCGTAGGAGATGCCGCCAACCCAGACACCAGTTCTTTCGTCATCGACCAGAATGGTAGCGTCGGCGTGGGTGTTGACCCTGCGACTTGGACTGGAACGCATAAGGTCGAGGTAGAGGGTGCTGTGAAGGCACAGAGCATCACCTTTGACGGGACTGCCCAGTTCAAGGTCAATGCCGTTCAGTCGCACACGGGCGGGAGCGACTCCCACGAACTGCTCATCTCTTACAATGGAAGCACCTACAAGGTGGGGATGACCTTGGTATCGACTCCGTAATGGCTGACATTTGCCAAGCGGTATGCGATACGCCGCCATTTTTCTGCTTCTTGTCCTAACAGGGTGTAAGACTACCCCGAAGCCACTTCCTCCCTTGCCCGAGCCAGCGACCAACGCTGGTCTGGCTAACGCTGAGAAGGAATTGGACAAGGCGTCCGAGGAACGGCTCTCGAAAATCGCCGCTGGTGCTGGGGCTTCATACCTACTTGCCGAGAAGAACCCTGCCTCGACGAACAACAGCGTCCTGCTCGCTGAACTGAAACTGGTCAAGACTCTCGCTGGTAGGGCAAGGGACGAGGACTGGGTGACTGTGAAGAAGCGTGTCGAAACCGCTGTCGGCGGTGGCGACCTTGGGAAACTCTACGAAAAGGAACAGGCAGAGGCGGCTACCCTCCGCCAGAAACTCAAAGATGCGGATGCCAAATACGAGGAGGAGAAGGCAAAGAAGCAAGCCGAGTTCAACGCCAAGTTGAAGGAGCGTGAGCAGGAGATTGAGCGTGAGCGTCAGTTGCGAGTCCTACAAGCGGAGGAAGCCCGCAAGGACAAGTTTATGTGGCTGGGAGGACTCATCTGTTTGGCGGGTGCTTTGATGTTCGTGTTCGCCTCCAAGCAAGACGGCGTCGAGGCGTTCGTGGCGGGCGTAGCCATCGCCAGCGTCGGTCAAATCTGGTCGTCGCCTTACTTCCCGTGGGCTATCGGAGGGATGCTCGCCCTCGCCGTAATCAAGGTTGGGGTAGTCCTATTCCAGAAGCGTAAGAAGGGCAAGGGGTTGACGGATGTTCAGAAGGGTGAGTCCCCCTCCGACACCTCCGACGGGTGAGATTAACGAAGCACTCGGCATCCCTACCGAAGTGAAGGATGGCATTATCGCCTCCATCCTCGGGGGGTTGGCGATGACGGCTCGTATGCTCTTGTCCACAGAACCCGTATCGTTCGGGTTTGTGGTTCGGAGGTTTTTCGCCGCAAGCATCACCGCTATGCTCGTAGGTCTTGGCACGAAAGACCATTTTTCCTCGACGGGTCTTTGGCTGGCAATCTCTGGTGGGTCGGGCTACTGTGCCCCAGAGGTGGCGGATTACTTCCTACGCTGGGTAAAGGCGAAGGGAGAAGCCAAGGTTCGTGAGGCACAAGGAAACCAAACCCGTGGCAAAAAGAAACCCAAAGCCAAGTCAGCCAAGCGTCGGTGATAGTAACTTGTTCTGGGCGGTGGTGACTCTGCTTGGGGTCGCCATTCTTGCCTCGGGATACACGGCTTGGGCGTGCGATTATGTCATCTCGTCCTTCCAAGACAGCAACACGATGGTTCTCCTAATCACGGATGCGGGGCTGAAATCAGATGACAAGAACCTCGAACGCCAGTTGTCGGTAGCGACGCAGACCTTGAAGTTCCTACACCAGATTGGACTTGCCGTAGTTATCGGAAGTGTAGGCGTCGCCACCACCCTCGCCATCCGCAAGGTTCGAGGAGGTTGACGCCCTTACAGTAGTGGTTTGGTTCGTGTGTTGTTGTGTGCGTAGCAAAACTGACCCCAGTTTTAGCCCCTTGCTCCCGCAGGGGGCTTTTTCTTTGGGGCGTCTTAGCCGTGAAGCAGATAGACGGCACGCTCCGCAAGCCCACAGGCGGCTTTGATTTGCGGTTCGATGCTCTGGGTCGCCTCGCCCTTGAAAGCGTCCGTGAGGGCAATCTGGGCGTTCTGGTGACGCAGGAACAAGACCTCCCCAGCGGCGTCAGATGGGGCGGAGTTAACCTTCAAGTGTTCGAGCAGGAAGGCGGAGTTTTCAACTTCCTCTGATGCGTAGTGCAAGCGGAGGACGGATTTCTTGGCGTCAGCCAGACGGCTCTCTGCCTCGGCGATAGCGAGGAACGCCCCCTTGATTTGGGAAGTGCTTGGGTAATTCATTTGCTTTGGGAATGAGTCAACCCCGACCGCTTGTCAAGCGGACTTCAAGGACAAGCGACCTCGGTTGCAGATGGCAAGGATTTGCCGACGACGGGCGGCATCACCTTCACGCACGATGGGGAGTTGTTTGGCTCGGTCGGCGATGGAGGAGAAGTGGATGCGGTCGTCGCTCGCCAACTTGCGGAGGTTGTTGGCTCGCTGGAACTGCTCACGCTTGTAATAGTCCTTGGCGTCACGCTCGTGACGGCGGATGGCATCGGCGTTGGCTTTTGCGTGGGACAGGAGTTCGCACAACTCATCGCACAGGCGTGGGATGGAGAAGTAGTCGAACGAGATGCCGTTCGCCCTCGCACGGGCGGTAGCCGTGAGGTCGGTGGGTAGTGATGTATGGATGGCGTTCATTGTGGTTTAGAAAAGTGGTTAGCGGGGGTCGGGAGTCCACTCGCAGATGCGGTCGTCGTTGGCGAAGAACTTGAAGGACACTCCGTCCTCCATCAGTCCCTTCTTGAAGGACATAATGGTTTCCTCGTCGAGTCGCTCACGAGGCGGGTGCGGGTCGATGCCGTTGAGGATAGCCAACTTCCATTGGACGACACGGAGGTCACGCCACGCCTTGAAGCGGTCATCGGGAGTGCCACGCCAGTTAGTCTCACGGACTTCCTTACTGGCTCGCCAGAGTTCACCGATGAGTTCCTGCTCGGCGGGGTGGAGGTTGGTCAGATGCTCAATCTGGAAGGGTTCGAGCGAGTCGAACTGCTCGAACTGGTCGGGCGTGAGGCGGAGTTTTTCTTTGAGGGTCATAGTGGTTAGCGGTTGAAGTGGTTGGCGAACACCTCTGCCTCGGCACGGGTGTCGAAGGTGTGGGCGGGATGGTTCGTCTCGTTGTTGAAAACGACGAAGGGCTTGGCGAAGTTTCCAGCCCAAGACGGGGTCTTGGCTTTGGCTTCTGCGACTGACATTATGGTGAACTTCATAGTGGTGGTGTGGATTGTGGTTTAGAATTACTCCTGCTCCCGCTTCCAAGAGGTGCGGTCGTTCTTGGCTTTGACCTTCTTGGTAGTGAAGGCGACCGAAGGGCGACCGCCCGTCTTGCGGACGGAGGCGAGCATCTGGGCGAATGTGACTTTACTTTTCATACGCACATTAGAACGCATACGCTTGCGTTTGTCAAATGGTTTGGCGGTCATAGACGATTACAATTTGTCCCCAGAGTTGTAATCAACTTGCCCCAAGATGGTGCTTGTAATACTCAACCGATTGTGAAACATTACCCCCACACAACTATGAGCCATCCCGCTAATAACAACCTGTTCCTCGTCACCCTCGTCTACATCAACGACGGCAAGAACATCGAAACCTTCACCGAGGTCTGCTTCACTCGCCAGACCGCCGAGTTCTTCATCGCCCAATGCACGCACACGCAGAAGGACGAGAACGCCCCTCGCTGTGTCGCCAGCATCACCGAGATTGAAAATCTGGGCGGCGACATCCGCCGTGCGACCAAGGCGTTCAACCCCTGCAAGATTATCGCTTGACTTTCTGAACGCAACCGCTTCACTACTCACATCAACACTACGATTATGTTCAACATCCCTGCCGTCACCATCAACTCGCCCGAGGAACTCCGTGCTTGGGCTTGCCACTACTTCTCCGAACGCCCGACGCTCCACGGCGTCGAGGTCAACACGACCCTGTTCGGTCTGTGCCTCATCACCAAGCGTGACGACGGCTCGTTCCGCATCGAAACCCGCCGTGATTGGACTGTCCTCTAATTTCTAAACCACAAACGCACACACCAATGACTACCCAACCCGAACTCGACCTCGTCCACGGACTGCCCGCCCTCACGCCCGTCGTGAAGGATAAGCCGTCTTACAGCAAGTCTGGTCGCATCGAACCCGAACTGCGAGACTCGCTTAACAATCCGAAGGCGGCTTGTCGCATCTATGACCTGTCGCTGTCGTCCGCCTTTAAAGCCCGTAGCGACTACTACCGCCGTGCATCGACCCACCTTCACATCTGGGTCAAGCACAAGGACGAGAAGAAGAACAGCATCCTCGCCCAGTATGCCGCCCGCCACCTCGACTCCGATGACGGGCGTATGGCTGAATACCGCAAGCAGTTCTCCGCTATCATCAAGCATCTCCACGCTAATGGCTTGCTGGGCTTCACGCCCACGCTCGACCAGTTGGAGAACCCGACTGGCTTCCGCTGGGTGCAGAAGGCAGGATGCTCGTGCGGATGCTCCCCTGCGTTCGTTGCCCCTGCGTGGTTCTCGCTCCGCAACGAGGACGGCTACCACCTCAACACCATCTACTGCAACATCGAGGAGAAGGACGACGCCGAGGTCGGGCTGGCTATCAACCCTGCCCGCCTTGAAGCCCTCGCCAACAACCCGACGATGCCTTGGGCGTCGAAGGAGTCCCCCAACCTTAACCCCGCTTGACAAACCCAAGCGACTGTGTATCACTCTAACTCCCGCACTACTATGCCTCGTCAATACATCAAAAATAACAACACCAAGACGGCGAAAATTATCGCCCTCTGCCAAAATGGTATGTCCTCGATGGACATCGCCAAGGTCGTGGACACCCGTCCCGACACAGTTCACTCCATCCTGTCCCGCTGGCGTCGCAACGAGCGAAAGGAAGGCAGGGAGGTGGTCGTCCCCACCCGTTCTCGCCACGCATCTCTCTGGCGAGCCAAGGCGTTCCCCGAGGTCATCGCCGAACTGGAAGCGGGCGACGCCATTGTCGATGTCGCCGACCGCCACGGGCTGTCTGTCCCGTGCGTAGCGTCTTGGGTGCGACGCCACGGCGACGGCTGGAAGGTTAATGACCTTGGCGAGTTCGTCCCGCCCTCCCACATCGCCCCTTCCTATGAAAGTCTCGGCAACCCCGAGGTGGATGCTCTGTCCGTCCTGCTCAACATCCCGAAGCAGGAGGTCGTCAAGCGAGCCGTCGCTCTCTACAAGGAAAGCATCGTCAAGACCCTCACCCAATAACCACACCAATGCACACATACATCGTATCGCCAGCCATCACCGAATACGGGCGAGCCATCGTCACCGCCCACGAGAAGGTCGCCCACCTTCCCGTGATGGTTGATTTCGAGGTCGGAGACACCGCCAGAGCATACAAGCGTCAACTGTCTTACGCCCTTGTGACCGCCGCATCCGAGTGGTCGCCTCAATACCCGAATGACGACCACGCCAACAATGTGAAGGCACTCGCCTCGCTCGCCGCACTTCTGTCTTACCACACCGAGATGCGACTGACCCACGACGAGCGTCGCTACCTCGAACTGATGCACGGCTTTCCGTTCGTCTACCACAACTGATGCCTCTTTCCGTAATCACAGACGCAGGGGTGGCTACATTCCTTGACAACGCCCATACAGTCACCGCTGGCTTGCTTGCTGGCTGGCTGGCATACGCCCTCTGCAAGCGATGAACACCATTCTACTTGACCACCCAGCACGGCGTTTATGCGGGTTGACAAAGCCAAACAGTTGCATACCGCAACTAACTATGAGCAGACCCGTAAAAAACGCAGATGAACTGAAAGCCCTTAAAGCCGCCGCCCGACTCCTTGGTCGTATGGGCGGAATGGCTGGAACAGGCAAGGCGAAAGCCCGCCCTTCGGAGGTCTGTCGTAAAGCCGTGATGAAGCGTTGGGAGGCGTGGCGTAAAGCCCGTGGCGAAGCCGTCCTGCCCGCCTCTATCAACTCCAAGCCCAATGCCATCTCTGATTGAGCATCTGACCACGGCGTTCTACATCGCCGCTTGGTTTGGTTTCTTAATCTTCCTCTCCCTCGCCTCACTTGGCGGGTGGATTTGCTTAAAGGTAATTGGCATCTCGTGGCGTGTCACATACGCCAGATGGAGGTGGAAGAAATACCAGCGTGAGGTTGACGAGAATGGAAACCTTCTGTTTTCCCACGAACTCGCCAACAAGTTTATCCGAGAGGCGAATAAGACGATGGCTTCCGAGCCGACGCCCCCGCCCAACCCATTTCGTCCAGAACCCACACACACACAACCAGATGCCAAGAAAACTACAACGAAAGCCGACGGCGGTCGCCGCAAAGATTGAACGACAAGGCAAGTGCCAACAAGCATACGAATACTGGGTCAAGAACCCGTATCTACGCCTCGTTGACCTTGGCGACAAGTTCTCCGTAGCCCCAGACGCAATCCGCCATTGGGTCAAGCACAACGGCAAGACACGCCCAGACGGGCTTGGCTTCCGTCCCGCCATCAGCGAACGCCAGTTAGCCATCGTCTCCGCTTACACCGACGCCATCAAGCAGGGCAAGGACATCTGCTGGGCGGTCAACGAGGCGAACAAGGGACGGGCGAGCAGAAGCGTGAACAAGGGCGACTTCACTTACTACGCCGTGAAGAACGACCTCCCCGAACTGCCGACGGGAAAGCCCCAGTCCACATCCTACATCTCTCCTTCCAAGTATGGCTGAACAAGACGAGCCGCTGGCTAACTACGACCCTTGGGTCGAGGGTGGAGTTCACGGGTTCATCGGCAAACCGATTGCCCGTTACGACATCATCTTCGAGGACGAGGAGCAACTGAAACGCTGGTATTCCTTCATCAAGGGGTTGAAGGCGGTTTATCCGACCGAGCGTATGATTGGCGGTCGCATCAATCGTTACCTACTGGACAACTGGGCGACGACCCCACCCCCCGAGAAGAAATCTATTCCGAAGCGGAAAAAGGACGGGGTCACGCACACGCCCGCTACGCCCGCACCTACCAGCACAGAGGCGAGCGAGGCATAACCTTATGTCTGACTACGAATACAAGAGCAGGGGTGACGCCCTTTTGCGTCGCTTGGTCGGACGCTGTCTCAGCACGAGTAGGCGTCAAGGTCGCCCCGCAGAGCAGATGTTGGTATCCATACCCTTCGACAAGGCGGTCGAAATCGTCAATCGGGGCAAGCGTTGGGACAAGAAAACCAAGGAACTCCGTGAGATGGCTGACATTTTGAACGATATGCTGTATGACCCTAATGTGGATTGGGCGTCGAAGCAGAAGAAGTTAAAGACGCTCGTGAACAACATCTACACCACCATCAGCGTAATCGAAGAAACCCCGTGAGTAGGTTAAAATCCTTTATGGGTATTTCGGTGCTGGAAGCCGCCAAACAGCGGCTACACCATCTCTACGACATCCACGATACAGTCGTCGTGATGTTCTCTGGCGGCAAGGATAGCCAAGTCCTACTGCACTTGGCGTGGGAGGTCGCCCAATCCCGAGGTCACAAGTTTATCAATGTCGTGTTCCGCCACGACGAGTTCATCCTGTCGCCCACAGTAGACCTTGTTAGGCACTACGCCGCTATGCCTTGGGTTCGTATGCACCACATCTGTGTCCCCCTCACAGGCAGTAGGAATGTAATGACGAACGCCATCGAGTATGTGAACTGGGACAGGAAGCGTGAGAACATTCGCCCCATTCCAGATTACGCCATCCGACCGCCAGACGAGATGTTCGAGGACAGGGACATCTGGTCGATGCGGAGCGAGGAATACATCTGCCAATTTTTCGTCGGTAAGGTCTGCCTCCTGCTGGGCATTAGGGCGAGCGAGTCCCGCTTCCGCTGGCGTGGGTCGGTGAACAAACTCATCGAGAACTACATCAACGCCCCGCACGACTACAAGGCGGCGACGCTCTGCAAGCCACTCTACGACTGGGAGGAGAAGGACATCCTCAAATACCTTCACTCGAACAAACTCCCCTTGTGCCGCATCTACGACTGGCAGATGTTCGCCAAGATGGACTTGCGGACATCGGGCTGGCTTCACCCCGAGAAGGCGAGGCACTTGAAGAAACTCCGCCAGATTGACCCGAACTTCTACGAGCAGTTGCTCAAAATCTTCCCCGAGCAAGTCGTTCACGAACGCTACTCCGAGGAGATGGACAAGGACAAGATTGTCGCTGAATACGGAAAGTCGTGGGAGACAATCAAGGACTTCATCGAGAAGAACTACAAGGACGAGATGTCAAAGAACATCGCCTTGCATCGTCTCTACCAGATTTGGAAACTGTCGCAGGGCGAACGCAACGCCCGTCTAAACTGCTACCCTCTGGACTATGTCCTCAAATACTTCATCCGAGGTGAGGTGAGGAAACTCCTCCTGCCTTACCGCAAGAACCGAAAGGAATGGACAAACCTTCTATGACCACACGCACACCCGAACCCGTAGAGAACATCCAATGGATTGACTGTGACTCGCTGAAAGCGAACCACTACAACCCCAACCGAGTGATGAACGCCGAGATGAACCTCATCGAGCGTAGCATCCTCCGCACGGGATGGATACAGCCCATCCTCGTGAACAAGAACCTCACCATCATCGACGGCTTCCACCGCTGGACGCTCTCACGCCTGTCCACGCAACTACGGGAGAAGTATCACGGCAAAGTGCCGTGTGCCGTCCTTGATGTGACCGATGCCGAAGCGATGGTGATTACAGTCCGCATCAATCGTGCGAAGGGCACGCACTTGGCTTTCCGTATGAGCGAATACATCAAGGAACTCATACAGACGCACCGCATCCCGATGGACGACCTCGCACGAGACATCGGTGCAACCATCGACGAAGTGCAGTTGTTGATGCGTGGAGATGTGTTCGAGGCGAAAGACATTGAGAACTGGACATACAGCGAGGCGTGGTTTCCCGCTGAGTCTGGACGCACCAGAGTGCCGACTCTGTTCGATTTCGTAGATGGGAAAGAGGTCATTGAAAACATCAACTCCCTTTACGAACCAGAAAAAGGAGAGTCGTAAGTCGTTGATACTCAATCGGTTGCAACTATCTTGAAAATAGTTCAACTGGACGCTTGACCCAAGCGGTTGGGCATACCATAGTGCTGTTACATCAATAACACTACTATGAGTATCAACACCGCCAGCACCGCCACCCGCACCATCGTCACCTCGACCTCCGAACAGAAGGTCGTCCAAGTGATGTCCGATGTGTTCGAGTCCTTCACCTTCTTCTCGGGGACGGAAATCGTCAACGGCGAACTCGTCCGCTTCTCCGAGATGGCTCGTGGGCAGGAAAAGCCCGTGGTCAACGCCACGGAAGCCGACCTCTCCGCCATCCGCAAGAACATCGTCAAGACGCTGTTCGACGACCTCATCACGATGGATGTCTCCCTCTCTGGCAAGGTCGTAGACCTCGTGCAGATTGGCTCTCTGGTCAAGGTGGTCAAGGGACGCAAAGTTCCCGTGGGCACTTCTGGGACTGTGATGAAGCAGGGCGTCTCCCAGTTCGGTCGCTGGGTTCTCATCCTCAACGAGAACGGCAACGCCCGCACCTTCGTCTCCTTGGAGAACCTCAATGTCATCGACCCGCTGTTCAACACCGCCAGCGACATCGCCCAGCGTGCTGGTCGTGACTTCATCTCCAACCTCCCCGCTGGCGTCACGACCTCAGAAGCCCGCAAGGGTTTGGAGTTAGCCGTCCGCCGTGCCCTCTCCTCCGCCCGCTGGCTCAAAACCAACGAGCGTGCCGAGTGGGTGGGCAAGGTCGCCCGTGGCTGGTAAGCACCCGCTTACAAGCGACCACTTGACATACCCCAACCAGTTGGGCATACCTTCCCCCCGCACACCAAACCAATGCCTTCTAAACTCGCTACCAATCCCATCACGCTCGCCCGCCAGACCCTCAACTGTGAGGTCAATCTCACAGTAAGCCAACGACGCTCGCTTATCCAGCGGCTTTCCCGTCTGGCTGGAAAGCCCAAGGACATCGACTCCCGCAGTTGCTTCGGCATCCAGTATTATGCCGACGAGACTTCGGCGGACATCGCCGACCTCGTCACCCGCTTGCAGGGCAACGCTTACAACGGCGGCTGGTTTCACGGGATGCCCTGCCGTCGTGACCCGTCCCTTGACTATGTCGTGTCGCAGAAGCAACTCGACGCCGCCAAGCCCAACGACGCCCTCATCCGTGAAGGCGTGACCGCTGGCACGAAACTTTACGCCGTCACAGTCTGAACACTTGACAAGCACAACCACTTGGCTACATCTCTTACCACACCAATGAAGAAAGCATACCTCATTAATGTTGAAACGCTGGAAATCACCGACTGCGAGGTCGGCGACTACCGCACCATCTATCCCCTCATCGGGAACGACTGCTCCGCCTTCGACTGCGTCCGCATCGACGACAAGGGCACGACGCTCTATGTGGACGACGAGGGGCTGATGAAGCCCAACCGAATGTTCTACCTCAACTCGCCCGCTGGTAAGCGTATGCTTGCTGGAAACGCCGTGGTGCTTGGCTCGACCGCCGATGGCGACTCCTGCCCGCCCGCCATCACCAAGGAGCAGTTGGCTCTCTACATCCCCCTCTCCGTCGTCCGATGAACACCAACCCAAACCCACACACCCGTGCCGTTCCCCAATCAAACCCCCAAGCCAATGAAGAAGGTGTCCATCGCTGGACTCGCTGACATCGGAGTCGTCGTCCCTCGACAGACTGCGAAGAACAAGGTCGAGCGTCGCAAGTCGAGGAACATCACCCTCGTCAACATCACATACTTCGCCGACGAACTCGAACGGAAGCCCGAACTCTCCGACAGGGTTATCGAGTGCCTCGACTTCTTTGAGTTCCTCGACCGCCAGTCTGCGAGCGACAAGGAGTTCAAGTTCTCCCGCCGTGAGTTTATCCTCAACCTCGTCCACAGCAAGGTGGTCGAAGCCAAGGCAATCATCGAAGCCAACGCCAAGCGTGAAGCCACGCCCTTGGCTTACCCGACTCCGACGCCGAGCCGTGCCAACTACTTCAACCTCTAATCCCACACCGATGCACAACACGAACCCGAACTATGTCCCGCCGTCTGCGGGCTACACCGCACTCATCAAGAACCTCCCGTCTAACTGGCGGGCTGGCTTCACGGGGCAGGGACGCTATGTCGTCGCCTGTGGAGGCAAGGAAGAACCCGTGTTCCGCAACGGACGCTGGCATCTGCTCGTCTGGGACACAGAAGCCCGCAAGCACCTCGACTACTGCTACGAGAACGACACCTTCTCCGAAAAATAATCCACCACCAACCCACCAACAACACCCACCTATGAAAACCAAGACCCGCAAGCCAACTCGCTATCGTGGCAACAAGCAAACGGGCGAGTCCCTCACGCTCACCAGCGTTGTTCCTCGTGCCGTCGCTGTCGTCGTGAACGCCGAGGCGATGCTCCGCAACAGGAGCGTCTCCGTCATCGTCGCCGAAATCATCACCGAACGCTACTTCGAGAACGGCGACATCACCAAGCGAAAGAGCATCTGATGAAACAACTGACCCAACGCCAGAAGGGAGTGCTGGCTTACATCAAGTCTTACACCACCCAGAAGGGCTACACGCCTTCTATGCGTGATGTGGGGGACTTCCTTGGGGGAGTCTCTACAAACGCCGTAGAGGGCTATTACAGGGCTTTGGAGAATAAAGGATACATCGTCCGCACCCCACGCATCGCAAGGTCGCTACGCCTGTGCGAGCCACGCCCGTGAACATCGAGGAATTGATGGACGAGAACGCCCGCCTCAAAGCCGAACTCCGCAAGCGGGCTTTGGAGTCGCTCTCCGACATCGGACAACTGGGCGAGCAGTCCGCTGAGATTGCCCATCTCAAAGCCGAGGTCGAGCGTCTCCGTGCCTCGTCCTTCGTGACCGCCGTGCCTGTCGAGGAATACGAGAAACTCAAAGCCGAGGTCGAGCGTCTTACCGATGCCATCACCCGTGGGGCTATCATCCCCGACGCCAAGCCCGTGAACGCCAATCCCCGCAAGGATGCGGAGATTAACCCCTTCCAATCTCCGCACGAATGAAGAAGCCGCAGAAGCGTCGCTACGAGATACTCCACGCTGGCAAGAAGATGCTGACCCCGTTTGAGCGTGGCGTCGTCGAGAAGGCGACCGCCCTCGACAAAGCCCGATGGGAATGGCTGTTCCACCCCGACCGCAACCGCTGGAAGCCGAGCGTATGATTTACGAGTTCAAAAATCCCGTGCCCGTCAAGACTCCGCTTGGCTACGGGTGGATGATGTATGTCCGAGACGGAGGAACTTGGTCGAACGATGTGTTCGCCATCGTGCTGGAAAAGGACGGCGTGATACGGCATCTACGCTCCGACCAATTCGCCGTGCTACGCAACCCGACCTTCGACATCGAGAACGACGAGGAAGTGTAAGCCACGGGCTGTCGGTGGCTTGCACGCTGTCGCTTGCACAGGAGCGTTGACACTCGCAAAGTTGTCCAATGTCCGCCAGCACGCACGGGAATTACAACAGTAGCATCACAGGGTCGGCGATGTCGCTGGGTGTGCCCGCCTACGCCCTTGCCGCCTTCGTAAAGAACTGGGAAGATGGGCAATACCTTGCGACGCCCGATACCACTCTGGAACTTTTGACGGAGGAAATGGCGACCGAGGTCAGTAGGTTCAATCCAACGCTTGCCCAGCGATGGAGACTGCTCAAAGTTTTGCGTGAGAAGCGAAATCTTGCCACTTGAAATACCTATCAAATGCCCGCATTGTAATGCGGAGATGGCGAGCGACAAGAAAGTCGAAGCCGACGGGAGCGTCGAAACATACCTTTTTACAGTCGAGGTGAGGGGTCAGCCGTTGTATTGGCATTGTTGGAAATGCGACGGCTCTTGGGAGATAGGCAAGAAGAACCCAGTATTCTGGTGGGAGTGTGACTGACATCACACCATCGTAGCGTGAGCCAAGCCGACGACCCAGACCTTGTCCCGATGGACATTAGCCCTAACCTTGCGTGCTTTGCGTGCGGAGAGAACAGGTGGGGTATGTGCATTGTGAACACGAGGGGACAATATGACTTGGCGTGGAACAAGAAATTGGCTTACTGGTATGGTCGTTCCGAGTGTCTGAACTGCGGTATCGCAATCAGATGGGAAATCGACCCCGACAAAAACTACCCTCAATCCGACGACCCCAATGACACCAGCCCAATCCCGTAGGGTGCTATCCCTGTTCAAGTCCGTGAACGGCTTGAAGAAGAAGGTGTTGGATGAGATTGATAAGTTCGACGGCTCAAAGCAGTCGCAATTCAACTGCCAGATACAGTTGGATGATGCCCTATTCGGGCTGGCATACACGGAGAAGGCATTATCCCGACTCCTCGAAATCGTGGAAGCGAAGCGTTCCGCAGTTCTAACTGGCAAGCCCGATGAAGAATAAGCCAAAAATCGTGGAGCGAAAACTTGGTAGGGAGCAAGCGTGGGGACAGGCATTTCCTTACGCCACCCGCCCAAAGATAGAAATTGACCCTCGTCTCTCTGCCCGTAGGCACTTGGAGGTGATGTGCCACGAAGCCCTCCATATCGCCCTGCCAGAACTCGAAGGCACGAAGGGTGAGGCAGAGATAGACCGCATCGGCAAAGTCGTCAGCGACGCCCTGTGGCGTGCATCATACAGGAAGGTCATCCTACACCACCCACACACCACGCCCGTCCGCATTTCCAAACCCAAGCACAAACGCAAACCCAGATGACCGCACAGGACTTAATCGACAACGCTAACCCGAAGGCACTCGTCCTTGAACCGAGAGCCACATTCGACGACGCCCTCATCGGCGTTACGGCGGATGGACGCCTCTGCTACTCCGAGGACAAGATACTCGCCGTGCTTCAAGACAAGGACGGGATGAGTTATGAGGAAGCACTTGACTACTACCAGTTCAATACAGTAAGGGCTTTGGAGTATGCCAAGGCGTCAGTCAGCCCAATCATCCTCACGCACACCTCGTTATGAGGTGACGCCGTATGACTGCCCGACACGCTTCCTCGTGCGTTCGGAAAGCAGACCAGAGGAGGTTCACCTCGTTGACCTCGACGCCGAGGACGAGCGTGTGTGCGAGTGTTCGTGCGAGGACTGGGAGTTCCGCAACAAGGACTGGCTTTCTGCGGAGGGCAAGGTCGTCCGCTTCAAGGCGTATGAGTGCAAGCACATCAAACAGGTGTGGGCGTGGAAGCGATACAGGGATGTCCTGCGTGATGCTCCGCCTGTCTGAAAATAAATACAGTTGACAACCGCTTGGGTTGTGTTAGTGTGTGTGTCCATCACCCGCACTATGAGCAAACACGACACCCTCAATCAGTCTGGTCGCCCGCTGACCAGCAAGCAGTCCAGCATCCTCGAAGCCGACCATCGAGTTGAGTCTTACTACACGGAGGACACGGACTTCCGAGTCATCTCTGTTAGACTCGCTGACGGATACAACTACGAGGGTCGCCGCTTCATTATGGCTAACGACTGGGCGGAGGTTAAGCACAACCTCAACAGCATCGAGGAGGGCGAACCCGAGGAGGAGTAAGCAACCGCTTGACAATCGTTCACAACTCCGATACACCATACATCTACACCCGCACTATGCACGACCTCAACGCCATCAAGCAGTCCGCCAAGGACACCCTCGCCGAGCGAGGCATCGACCCGAACTCCAAGTCCGCTTACGAAGTCTGGTTTCGCCACTTTGAAAGCGACACCAAGGACATCCTCGTCTACATCGAGGAACACGGCGACATCCTCCCGTGGCTCTACGACACGGCAGAAATCTATGCCGACCCCAGCACCAACTACGCCGAACCCGCTGGTCGTCGCCTCGCCCGCAAACTCGTCAAGCAGTTCTCATAAACCAACCGCTTGACTTTACGCTCGCTCTGACCATACCAACACACGCACTACTATGACCGCCAAAGAACCCAACGCACTCGACTACCACATCTGGCTCTGTGCCAGACTCCAAGCCATCATCTGCAAGGACAAGGCGAAGGCGGAAGCCGCCCGAGCCGCTGGCGACCTCACGCTCGCCAAGGCACACGAGAAGTTCGCCTCCGACGCCATCACCGCCCTCTCGTTCGTCGAGTCGTGGGACATCGCCTCTTACAACTACATCCTCCGCAAAGAAGCGAAGGTTCGTGCCACCCTCTAATCTCCACCACACCAATGCCCACCCACAAGCCCATCTACATCAAGCCCGCCGCCGTGAAGCGGCTCATCAAGGAACACGGCAAGCGAACCGCACACGAGTTCCTCCTCGCACTCGACAACTATGTCGAGCGAGCCATCCGCCGTGCCGCCCTCGAACACAATGGCGGTAAAAAAACTGTGGACGCCTCCGTCGCTGGACACACGCTTGGCAACCGATAACACGACAATGCAAGACGACTTCCAGCCAGTCCGCTACGACACCCATCACTCCTCTGGTAGCGAAGTATTCGAGCCAGACGAGATGGGTCGGTTCGTCGGCTACACCGACTTCCTCGCCGCCCGTTCCAGCCGTGACCATTGGAAAGGCAAAGCCGCCCGCTGGGAAGCGGAAGCCAAGAGCCAAGAGAATGTCATCCAGAACCTCGAACGCTTGCTCAACGACGCTTACGCCGAGGGCGAACGCCTCCGTGCCGATGTGAAGCGACTGACCTCCATCATCGACCACAACACCGACGACAAAGGTCGTGAACTCCGTGCCTTGACCGAGGAGAACATTCGCCTCCTCACGATGCTGGCTGACATCAACGCCATCTCCTTCAAGGCAATCTCCAAGTGAGCAAGTTCGACTTAAAGGTGATGCACACATCCTCCGTCGATGACGACGGGGGTAAGCACCATCGTTTCTACTTCACAAAGGACGGACACTACCACGCCCTCGACATCATCGTCCGCAAGGAGGAGTTGGAGCGTATGGACGACGACGACGGCTACAAGGTAAGAGTCGAACGGGGCTTAGTCCGTGACTACCAGAACTGGCTTACGGAGGCACTCAACTATGGGAAGGAACGCTAAATACAGACGCCTCCGTGCCTCGCTGGTGGCTTCCGCCATCCGAGACGACCGCTGGCTTACCCTCACGCCATCCGAGCAGAAGGCGACCATCGCACGCTCGCTACGCAAGGCAAAGAGGGCTGACAGGCAGAAATGAACCGCCAAGACCTCATCACCAGCCACCACGACCTCGTGCGTAGGCACACGCTCCTGCACGACGCATCAAAGCGTATGCTCGTAGCGGTGATGGCTATGATGGTCAAAGGGTGCAAGGACGATGACCTATGGGTCGCATACCAAGTCTTGAAGAACGCCATCCACGACCAAGAAATCTGGAAGGTCAACCCAGACGATAGGGTGGACAGTCAGCCATAACCACTATGGAGAAATACGCCGAAAGTGGCACGGGGGGCATCCCTCGTCGTGCCTTCAACGACCCGAGAGCGTTGGCTTCGCTGGGTTCAAGCAACCTATCAACGCAGTTTGGGGGAGGGCAGTCTGGCATCGGCATCTCCCGCAACAACGACTTCGTTGCCCAAGCCGCCCGTGGGCAGTTCAGCAACAGCGATTGGTTCACGCAGGGAGGGACTCCTACTACCCGTGCCGCCATCAACAGCGGAGTCAACGAGATGAACAGGATTGCCCGAGATGGTGCTTCCTTCGCACAGGAAGTGGACAGAAACTTGCAAGTAGGTGGCAGACAGTTCGCCACGCCAGAGGGACTCCGCACTATGCGTCAGACATTGTCCAACGCCAAGAACGCCAGACAGCAGTTACGAGAGTCCGTCATCCGAGCCGCCTCCGCCGCTGGTCGCACAGTTGGTGATGTCGCCTCTGCACATAACAATGCGGTTGCCTCCTTGAATGGCGAACAACGGGCGACTACGATAACGAATTATGGAAAATACGCTGGTGCAATCGTAAATGTGATGGACAAATCCCAAGGCAGACTTGACAAGGGCATCGCCAAACTTGAACGCCAAGTCGCCTCGGCGGAAAGCAAGTATTACGGACAAATCCGAACCGCCACACGAGGTCTTGGCAACACGCCAAATGGCGACCCCTTTGACTAATCTACGACTATGATACCTAAACACGCTGAAAGTGGGACTGGTGGTATTCCAAGACGAGCGTTCAATGACCCTCGTGCATTGGCGTCTTTGGGTTCTTCAAACCTATCAACGCAGTTCGGCGGTGGAGGCGAAGCGTCATTTGCTAATGAAGCACGGCTCAATGGTCGTCAGTTGCCAGCCCTAAACACAAGAGGGTTCGTGTCTGGCAAGGAGCGTGTTCGCTCTGTCGTGCGTGAGATGGACAAGGACATCCGTGCTATCAACAAGGCGTTGCCTACGCTCGACAAGGACGGCATCGGGTTCAAGACGCTCTCGTCCCGTGTGGCTACATTACGCCAAGAGAAAGCGGTCTTGCAGACGCAAGTCAAGAACGGCGGATACCTCAACTCCCGTGCGGGCAACGCACAAGCAAACCCGAACGAGAACTACTATGTCCCCAAGGAGTATGCGGACAGGGCTGGCGTGAACACCACTCGCTCATTCTAATTTCTATGATGCCGAAATACGCAGAGTCGGGGACGGGCGGCATCCCTCGCAGGGCTTTCAATGACCCCAGAGCGTTGGAGTCATTGGGGTCGAGCAACCTGTCGTCGCAGTTTCAGCAAGACAGGGTGGGTCGTATGTCGGTCGGTGCTGAAATCAATGGTCGTCGTCTACCAGACCCAGACGCAAAGACTTTGGTGGCTGGCACAACCCGTGCCCAAGCCGTTCTTAAAGAGATAAGAAAAGACCTTCGACAGATTGAAGATGCTTCACGGGGTCGGAGTCAAGGCGACATTGTGAGACAGCAACTCACAGCACGGCGTTTTGAACTCAATGAAGCGGTGGAAAGCATCAAGGGTCAGATAAAGTCCAAGGGCTACGGGAACACAGTCGAGGACAACAGGCGAGACAATCCAAGAGGTCTTATCTATGTCCCCAAGCAGTATGCCCAAATACTCAACATACCCACGGAAGGATTGACCATCTAACTGTTGCTTGGTCGTCGTATTCGGGGCACAAAAAAGGGGTGAGGGCACTCCCCCCACCCCCGTGTCTTGCGACACTACACTACGACACCAACACCGCCCTTGCGGGCGGGAAGGTTAGAAGGGCTGTTCGCTCGCCTTCACGAACTTGGAGACTCGCAGAACGGACTTCTGCTCGCCGTCCTTGCTCGTGTAAGACTCGGACTTCAAGGAGATGCCGACCTTCATCCCGACGAACGAACGGACGAAGTTGAAGAACTCGCCCGACTTGGCGAAGTCGAACTCCGCCCCGTTGGGGACTTTCATCCCAGAGGCGATGATGAGTTGGTTGAGACGCCAATAGACTGTGTCCTTGTTGAGAAGGTCGTCCTTGCAGGAACGATTTTTGTCGTCCTTGAAGATGATGACTGCCTTCTCGACGCCGTTGGAGGTGAGGGCACGCTCCACGCTGTCGATGGTGACTGTGTATTCGCCCTCGTCTGTGAAACGCTCGGGGCGGTCGGAGGCGTTGAGGTCTACTTTGAACTTACTCATATGGTGTGTTGGTATTTGGTTGGTTGGTATTTTTGGTATCCCGTTGGGGGAAGTGAAGGTTAGTTAATCCAATGCGGGATGGTCAAGGGTTTGACGCCACGCTGGTATGCGGGGAACTCGTTGCGAGCGATGCAATCGGAGAGCAACTCCATTAGACGCTGACGAATGGCGAACGCCTTGTCAAGCGACTGGGCATCCAATTCGTAGAGAGCCACGGAGTGTGGTGCGGACGACTCGACGGCGACGAAAACGAAACGCTCAATGGGCAACCCCATCTTGCGACAGATGGCGATGTAGTGGGCGGCTTGCATCCAGTAGCCATACGACATAAAACTCTTACCGAAGCCCTCCGATGAGGCGTCTTGACAGGTTTTCAAGTCTACAATCGTCGTGCCGTCCATCGTGATAAGGTCACAACGACCCTTGCAAGCGATGTCCAGCCCGTTGACCTTCTCGTTGCAGACGATGGACATCTCCGCCTTGGCGGACGGGTGGGTCAGATACGGGATGACATCGGCGTGGCTACGGACAGCGGTGGACATAGCACGGGACAGGGCATCCTGCTCCGCCGTGATGATGGCTCGCCCCGTGGCGTTGGCGTGGAAGTCGTCCCACCACTTGATAGCGGCGAGGGTATCATCCGACGGCTTCTTGGCGTTACGCTGGACGCTGGTGGGCTTCTTGGGGGCGTCCTCTGGGATGACAGTAATCTCGTCCTGCCACTTGTGCGGCTCGAACACCAGAGTGTGCGTAGCCGTGCCCAAGGACATCGCAGACGACGACTCCTCTGGCTCGCTGTTGAGCCAATGCCAGAAGTGGGCTGGGGATTTTCGGAGCATCATTAGACCCGTCTTGGTAAGACCCAAGACACGATGGTAGTCATCCGCTTGCAGATTGTCATACACCCCCTGTGCGACAGAGGGGGCATCCTGCTTTCCAAGCATCACGCTCATACGCTTCCCTTTCTGATGCCTTCGAGGATGGCGATGATTTTAGACGGCTGGGTGAGGATACGCTGGGCGGTCATAGCGTCGAGGTCACGATAAGTCTGACCGACACGCAGGAACTTCTTTTCGATGAGGTAGTTCGAGGCGTCGGGTTCATACTTGGCAAGGAGTTCGTCCAGTCGGGCGGTGACAGCACCAGCGGGGTCAACGACAGAGGTCGCCTGTTCGACCAGCACGGGTGCGGGCGTGTGCCTCACGGGTGCGGGCGGGGAGGAAAAGTCCTGCACTTCCTCGGGCGTGTAGATGCCAGAGACGATTTGAGGAGCAAGGAGACGGACGCCTTCGCTGACGCAACGAGCCGTGAGCATCTGGCGGGGGAACTTCTGCCAGTTGGCTTTCAGTTTCCCGTTAGCACCGATAGCCACGCCGTTGTTCTTGTATTCTTCGAGCGTAGCGGCGATTTCGACATCGTTGCCATCCTTCGACCAGATGGCTCGAACCTCGGTGTCAGAACGGACAATCCATTTAACCTTGCCGCCCGTGGTCAGATAGCGACCAAGCATAGCGTCGGCTCTCATCGAGAGTTTGCCCTCGATGATGTGGTATGTCTTGGCGAGTTCGAGAGGGGCTTTGCCCTCGGCGAGACAGGTCATAGCAAGAACCATTCCCTGCTCGGGCTTCACGCATCCGAACATACCAGAACCCCAAATCATTTCGCCCATCACTTGAATGGCTTGGATGGGGTCGGTGATTTTGTTGTAGATGGCGTTAGAGCCAGCCACCACGGATGTTTCGGTGACTTCGATGATTTCGTTTTTCGGTTGGTCGGTCATAGTGTGTGTGTTGATTAGAATGTCGGCGTCTGATTGAACAAAGACTGGACGGGGCTGAACGGAACGATGTTGCCGTTGTAGTCTCGCATAGAGAGACTGCCCTTGTTGATGTTTTCGATAGTCAACTCCTTGGGAAGAAGGGAGAGGAATACTTTGTGATTATCGGACAGAAACACTCCCCTGTTGGGAGTTGTGTCGCCGATGACGATGCGTGCGTTTTTGGGTATGTTGAACATAGTGAGGGATGGTTGAAGATGCTCAACCGCCTCCGTTCGTCAACGGCAAATCGCTTGCTTCTTGAAAGAAAGTTGCAACCCTTTGTGTATGAGGCAGATTTCTGTGTTTGAGCCACAGCAAATCGGAGGCAAATGGGTGTCTCCGCTGTGCCTTCCCGTGGGCGATGAAGTCGTGTGTGCGTCAGTCTCCGCCGCATTAAATCTCGTGTGGTTTAGTCTGAACATAGCCGCCGAGCGTAAGGATAAGGACGAGGTCGGGCGGCTCGCCTTAATGTGCAAGGCGATGCTTACTGTGGAGCAACAGGGCATCAGCATCGGTTCGGATGAGGACTTGGAAGAAGCACTTGACAGGGTTACAGAAGTAGAGCATACCCAATCGGATGACTACGACCCTCACGAAAAAGACGATGGCGATGACGAGTAGCGTTCTGCTACTCCTCCTGCTCTCACAGCCCGTGAACGCAGACCAAACCAAAATGCCCACACTCCTCACGCTCGTGGCTGGCATCGAGTCATCGCACGATGCACAAGCGGTCGGGGACAATGGACTCGCTCGTGGCGAGTTCCAGTTCCACAAGGCGGCGTGGGAGCAAGTGTCCGAACAACGACGCAAGGCGGGCAAGAAGGCATACCCATACGCATACGCCCACGACAAGTTCGTGGCTCGCCAGTATGCCGACCACTACCTCTCGTGGATAGCCACCTCGCTCCAATCCAAGATGGGACGCAAACCTCTGGCTTGGGAAATCTACGCTGGCTTCAATCGAGGCGTCGGTGGCTTCCAGTCGCTTGGTTTCAAGTTCGCAAATCTACCCAAGCACACCCAGAAGTCCTGTCGCCTCATCGCTCTGAACTTCAAGGAAAACCTGTGAGCATCACGACCTTCACCACCATAGCCGTCCCCGCCATCGCTACGCTGGCTTACTTCGTCGCAGGATGCGGAAACCTGTATCTTCGTAACTACGCCGCCTCTGGGCTGTGGTTTGCATACTCCGTAGCGAATGTGTGCTTGCTCATAATGGTCTACAAGAAATAATCCGTCTGACCTATGAAAATCGTAGCCATCGACACAGGTTCGCACGGAGCAATCTCTGTCGCCGAGGACGGCGTCCACATTTTCACCGACAAGTTGAACGGAGCAGACGCTTCGGCTTGGCTTCCCAAACTCGAAACCATCTTCAAAGAGACGCACGACATCGACACAGTCGTCATCGAGAAGCCGCCTTACTTTATGGGCACGATGATACCATCGTCCCGCATCGCCGTCCTGTTCGAGTGCTACGGGATGATTGTCGGATACCTCTACGCCAAGGGCGTGAAGTCACGCCTCGTGACTGTCACCCCACCAGACTGGCAACGCTTCATCCGTGACGAGTTGGGCATCAAGCGGGGCGATATGAAGCACACCGAATGGAAAAAGCATCTCACGCAATACGCCAAGGAGAAGTTCAAGGGCGAGGGCGTTAAGGGGCAGACGGCGGACGCTCGCTTAATCCTCGACTGGTGGCTTCGCCACGGGCGACACAATAAGACCTACACCAAATGAGACGCACTAAAAAGGAACTTGAAGCCAAGGTAGCAGAGTTGAACGAGGTTCTTGGCAGACCCGACACGGCTTGGGTTCGCAAGCCAGACGCAGACCTCCGTGCGTGCGTAGGCAACTTTCACATCTACCATACGCATTTCGGATACGAGTTGCACGAGATGATGTCAGAGTCGGGGGCGGTTCGACAGCACGGGGAGACAATCAAGACCGCCGCTGGGTTTTACGCCTACCTTTGGGGGCTTTGCCACGGGGTCGAACTTGGACATAAATCCTCTTGTAGCGTTTAGACGCCCTGTTGCGTCTGCCGAAATTGTGCGTGAGCGAATGGCAATTAGGGCATAGAACCGCCAAGTTTGAGCGTTGTGAATTGCTCTGGTCGCCGTCTATGTGGTGGATGTGGAGCAGGGTGCGACCATCGACGGGATGTCTCCCTGCCCATCCGCACTCCTCGCAACTATTGTTTGCGGCTTCTATTAGGTAGTTACGCACGCCTCGCTTCATCGCCAGCATCTTGCCCTTTACCGCCTTGCCGCCAGCCAGCCAGTTATCGACGACCTTTTTCTGCCGACAGACGCCTTGGCATTTATTGGAGCAGTATTTTTTCTGCCCAAACTTCGTAAGGGGCTTACCGCATCCAGCACAGCCGTGGCGTTTCCGCATACATTTTCGTCTTGTCAACGAAATGTGTGCCTAAGCCCCAATTATTCAGCGGTGGAAACCCATCGAAACTTGGCTTTCGGTATCTTGAAGAACATCTCGCCGCTATGGACATACCTGTTCGGGTTCTCCCGTAGGCAACTATCCTCGATGTAAGGCAGGAGAAAGCGTGCGAGTATGATGCCCATCCGTGTGTAATCGCTGTTCAAGATGACATACATAGACCTACCATCCTTGAAGAACTTGGCTTTGCGTTCGGGAAGATTGACCTCGGCGAACGGAAAGTCTTTGCCCGTCCATACCACCCTACGCTCGACCTCGACGCTGACAAATCCGTCGGGGCTGACCAAGTCGATGCCATAGCGGTCGGGGTTATCCAGCAACTCCACTAAGTTGCGTGCGAAATACTCACGCACTACCCGCCTACTCTGGGGGTCGTTCTCCTCAAAGTTGGCTTGGTCAAATGGCTTACGCTCGCCCACGAAGAACTCCCTCTTGGATTTGAACCAAGACAGGCAGAACCAAAATCTGCCGTGCTACCATTACACTAAGGGAGTATGCTTTCACGATGCGTCGTCTCTGCCTTCCTCACGCTCTCTCTGCTGGTCTTTAAGCCAACGGATGTATGCTTGGAGGTCGCTCTCGCCGAACTTTTTTTGCCATTCGTCGAATGTGGTGAAGCCGTTGCCAAGCGGCTCTGGCGGTGGAAGAACAAATCCGTCTATGTAATCAGTTTCCTCATACGCCAGATTTTCAATCTTACCCTGCTCTACGGCGTGTTCGCCGAGAAGGTTTCCCATCGGCGTATTGGGGTCGTTGTTGACGGGCTTGTCTGGGTCAATGAGCCATCGGTGCTGTTCGTTGCAGATGAAGCACTCGCTGACAGCCACCCAGACCTTCAACGGGATTAAATCTCCGAACGCAGTTTTCTTTGCGACCTCGACCCTCGTCGGGTCTTTCCAGAAATCTTTACCGCATTTGAAGCAAGCCCACTTGGGCTTCTCCGAGATGAAGATGTATTCGTTGGGCTTGGAAGCCGACCAGAGGGGCAACAGGCGTGAGACTTCATCCATAGAACGACCAGATTGCCAGACGCTTGGCTTGCGTCAAGTGTCGTGTCGCTTACGGACGATTGGGACATACCGCTTCTTGTGTCGCCCGTGCCACTTGGCGACGAGATAGCCACGCTCACGGAGTTCCTCTCTGGAAAGCCCTTGGAGGGGTTCTGGCAGGGGGAGCATACCCTCCGCCAGCATCTTGACCACAACGGGGTCTGGCTGGCTCTTGGCGGGCTTGGAGAAGCCCCATTGGGGGTCTGGGGCGGTCTTACCCTTCCCAGCCCCTTGGCGACCCTTGGCGTCGAAGCGGAAGATGCGGTTAGCCACGCTTGCGACCCTTACGCTTGGTGTCCTTGGAGGCGGCTTGGAGGTATTCGAGGGCGAGGACTTTGATGCGAGCGTTGCGGTCGTCCTTTTCCTGTTTCTCAATTTCGTTCGCACGGATGAGGGCGAGCGTCGCCACTTCCCGCAGGATGGCGGGCAGGGCTTCGTTGCCAAATCCGCTTTGGCGGAACTGGGTCACGAGTTTGTAGATGGCGTCCTTGGCTTCAATCTCCTCGATGGAGGGCGAGCCAGTCTTGATGTCGATGGTGGGCATAGCGGTTAGTGTTGTGTGCAATCGGTTGCGTTTGTCAAGAGAGAGGGCTTCCCTTTCGAGAAGCCCCCTCGTGACATTAAGCGGCGGCGGTGAGCAGGGCGTGGGCGAGGTTCGGGTTGCGAACAGCACGGGCGAACTCCGCCGTGATGCCCGTCGAGAGGCGTTCAGCCAACTCGAAGCGGGGCTTGACGCCGTTCTCCACATTGTGCGTGAGGTGCTGGGTCACGGCGTTGTGAAGCGACCAGAGCGTCCTCTCCCTGTCCTCGTGGTGCGTGGGGTTCTCCCAGATGGCACGGATGCCTTCCGCCTGTCGGTCGGTCAGTCCGCCGACGCTACGCTTCACGAGCGAGTCGATGACGGCGTCGCCGAACTTCTGGTCAACGGCGACCTTGGACATCGCCTCGAACAGCGGGGCGGTCTGGTGGAACTGGCTGATGGCTTGGTCGAGTCCACGAGACAGCATCTCCGCATCGAGATTGCCCGTGTGCTTGTGCGACAGGTTAATCGCCTTGTGCGGGATGGTCAGACCATTCGAGCAGATGAGGCGGAACAGCCCGATGTTGAACGAGGCACGGAGCGAGCCGTCGAACGAGTTTTGCACCTTCAAGGCGAAGATGAGGTTGTCGTTCCGACCGACCGAGAAGCCGACCTTGGGGAACTTGTAGATGAAGCGGGCTTTCGCTCCGCCGTGGCTGACGACCTCCTTGCGTTCCCAACCCGTGAGTCCACGGGCGGTGAACATCCCCTCCGACAAGCCGATGAGGTCGGCGTTCTGGACGAGGTCGTAGCGGTCGGTGCAGACGCCGAGGCACTCCCCCGTGTCCTTGCGGACATTCCCGAGGAAGCGGGTGAGCCGCCCGTCGGCGTGGAGGGGTGTCTGCTCCACGATGTAGTCGTGGAACTTGGACTCCGTGGAGTCGATTTCGTTGGTGCTGGTGTTGTTGTGCATATGTGTGCTGGTTTGTGGTTGGGTGAGATTAGTAAGAAGTGGTGCTGGCGTGGAGGTCAGCGACCGCCTTGGCTTTCTGGGCGAGAGCCGTGTAGATGGCGACCATCGTGTCCTTGTCGTAGCGGGGAGCATCATAGACGCCCTGCCCCCACGACCCTTGTGCCCAGACGAGGGCTTGCTGGGCGATGGCTTCAACTTGTTCTTGGGTCATAGTAGTGTGCGGTTTGGAAAGAGGAGGGCGGGGGCTTTCGCCCCCACCCGTTTGATTAGCCGACCGAGACGATGTTGCTCGCCTTGATGGTGAAGCACTCGACCCCAGCGGAGGGCTTGGCGTCGGAGGGCGTGAGGAAGGAGTTGAACTCCTCCTTGGAGACTTCCTTGCCGTTGACGAAGTGCTTGACCTCGACCTTGTGACCCACGGAGGGGTAGAGGCGGACATACTGCTCGCCCTTGTGAGCGATGAGGTAAGGGAAGGAAACCCACTCACCCCAAGGGAGCGAGCCGACCTCGTTGCGTTCGCCGTTGGCGATGCCGTCCTTCACGGACGAGAGGTTGGCGAAGTCGATGCCCGAGCGAAAGACGCCCGAGGAGACTTTGACCAACTCCGTGCCCTTGAAGGCGGCGGCGGGCTTCTTGGTGGACTTGAAGGCGACCTTCACGAACTGACCCGTGCCCTTGGTGATGAGCGAGAGGTCGGCGGAGGTGGCGGTGGTGTTAGCGGCGGTGTGCATATGTGTGCGGTGTGTTGTGTGTGGGTGAGAGCGTGATTGCTGTGAGATGAATGTGGATGAACCCAAGTGCTTGTGCAACACATTTCTGCGAAGTAAAATCAAGAAAGTTGCAACTCATTGATAATCAACGACTTACAAAACAAACTTTTTTGGGTTTTGCGGAGGTTTTTCTGGTTCTGCGTTGCTCATCCGCAATCGCTCGGGCAATTTCCATCTGTGAAACGCAGTCCCTTACGCAGACGCAATCAGTTGCGTTCGTCATCCCCCACGCACGCCCGCACGCCCGCACGGGCACGCATCAATCCCGTATCCAAAAAACGCAGACAGGAGCAGACCGAATACTCACGCCTCCGCAAAGAGTATCTCACCTCGCATCCTCGGTGCGAGTGTTGCACTATTAAGCCAGCCACGGAAATCCATCACCGCCGTGGTCGATGGAAGTCACGCCTCAACGATGTCGTATGGTGGCTCGCCATCTGCCGCCCGTGCCACGACCGCATCCACAGCAACCCTGCGTGGGCGTATGAAAAAGGTTTGCTCGTCGCAAGATGAACGCTTGACGCAACGCAACCGCATCGGCACAACTACTCCCGCACAACCCACAAATATGGAACAACACGAACTCACATTCGGAGACATCTGCTCTGTCAAGTCTGGTAAGCACGCTGGCAAGCGAGTCCTCGTCATCAAGAACGGCATCTCTACCAAGTTTGGTATGCGAGCCATCACAGTCGAATACCTCGACAAGAACTCGACGCTTCCCGAGAAGGTGTGGGTCGCTCCCGAACAGTTGAAGTTCGAGGGCGAGTCCGACACCGAAACGGCGGAGGTCATCAAGGAAGCCGACTACCAAGAATGGAAGGCACGAAAGGATGCTGGCGTCCCGCCCAAGTCCTCGTTCGCTCCCAAGAAGCCGTGGATGAAGAACCGCAACGCTCCCAAGTCCGACGGAGAGTCGGACGACTCGTTTTGAGTCGGAGAACGCAACCACTCTCGACTACACCAAAGAACTTATTGCCCAATCGGGATGGAACTTCGTGGCTGGCGAAACAATCTCGCAAGGCGAATACGCAACCATCTCCGTCACGGCTACTCACAAGACTGATGGAAGCATCCACAAGATGCTCTACGCCGTCAGACCAAACCTCACAGAGAAGGTCGTGAACATCTACACCACTTACACATCCATTCACGGCGTCGGGCATCGCCTTACATCCATAGAGGACAACTTCTCGTTCAAGGCGGGCGTGCGATGGGGAGACATCCAGCCGTGGATTGCCGCCACCCGTGACCGCCACGCCTCCGCTGTGACCGCTACGCACGGGGCTTCGACGCCAGCCAAGATTGGCGTGTCCTTCGTCCTGCCTCTCGTGTGGGACGCCTTCTCGCACGGACGCAAGCAACTGCACGAACGCAAATCAATCGCCAAGCACAAGAAGTCTGACGCCGAACTTTTCGACCTGTGAGTCCCGCCCTAACGCCTGTTGAACGGGCACGGCTCTACGCCCGTGCGATGCCGCCCGCCATTTCTGGTTCGGGAGGTCACTCGCAAACCTTCGCCCTCGCCGTCGCTCTGGCTCACGGCTTCAATCTCCACGAGGCGGACTGCTGGACTATCCTCTCGGAATACAACGCCGCCTGTCAGCCGCCGTGGGGCGAGCGTGACCTACGCCACAAGATGAGGGACGCTTACAACACGGAGCATACGAAACCTCGTGGCTGGCTGTTGGGCGACGACACGATGCTCGAACCCCGTAGGATGGATGCCACCAAGGGCACGAGCGTCACGCAGTCGGGTAAGTTCAAGGTCAACTTGGGGGGCGTAGCCGCCGTCCCCAGAGAGAGAACCTACACTACGAGGGAACTTCTGCTTAACTGCTTCAAGGAAGATGAGTTCATCTGCATCACCAATGAGGCGGGGCAGGACGATGACGGACGCTGGTTTCCCGCAAGCAAGGGCACATTCCAGACAGTAGGATGGTGGATAGAAAACTTCTTCGGGGTCGCTGGACTGACCAACGACCTTTTCGCCAATCAACCGCAAGGTGCTTGGATACGCATTAACCCTACCAAGGAAGGCGACCTTTCGGGTCGTGACGACGGCGTTGCCGACTTCCGCTACCTTCTCGTCGAGTTCGATACTCGCCCAAAGGAGGAGCAGTTCGCCATCTTCAAGCAGAGCAACCTCCCTATTGCCGCTATCACCGACAGCGGTGGCAAGTCTCTGCACGCTTGGGTGCGGCTCGACGCACGAGATTTTGAGGAATGGAAGGTTCGCAGACAGGCGGTGTTCGACTACCTCTCCGATTACGAACCAGATGAGATGACCAAAAACCCGTCTCGTTGGTCAAGATTAGGAGGCATTATGCGTGGCGAACACGAGCAACGCATTGTCGCTCTCAATGTGGGGGTCAATAACTACGATGAGTGGCTTTCTTACTTGGAGGCATCAGAAGTCCCAGAGGAAGTCAGCATCGAGGAACTGGAAGCGTTTGATACGGACAATGACCCTACCACAGTCTTGGGCAATCGCTGGCTTTGCAAGGGCGGCTCGCTCTGCGTCATCGGGCAGTCGGGCATCGGCAAGTCATCCTTCTTGATGCAGTTTGCCATTATGCTGGCTATCGGTCGGCAGTTCTTCGGGGTCGAGGTCAAGCGTCCGTTTAGGTGTATCGTTATGAACGCCGAGAACGACACGGGCGACTTGGCAGAAGCGTTCAAGGGTATCGTATCGTCTATGTCCCTAACGGACGAGGAGAGGGTTCTGCTTCGTAAGAACATCAAGTTCTACCGAGAAACAGTCAAGGTGGGCTTGGAGTTTGTGAAGCAAGCCAGACGCCTAATCGTGAAAGACAAGGCAGACTTCTTCTTCGCCGACCCCCTCTTGGCTTTCGCTGGTGGGGACATTTCCAACCAAGCATACTCGTCGCAGTTTCTACGCAACTGGATACAACCCGTGTTGATGGAGACTGGGGTAGTCTGGGTGTTCCTTCACCACACGGGCAAACCCAAGAAGGCGGACGAGGCATCGGCGGCGACAGTCAGCGACCTTGCCTACTCTGGATTGGGGTCATCTGAACTGGTGAACTGGTCGAGAGAAGTCGCTGTCCTGCGACGCACGGACAAGGTCAAGCCGTTCTTTGAGTTGGTGCTGACCAAGCGAGGTAAAAGGGCTGGCATTACGGACAGGGACGGCAAGCCAACCGCCTTCCTTAACCTACGCCACGCCGAGGGGCGTATCCTTTGGGAGAAGAACGACGAGAATGTCCTCAATAACTTCACCCTCAAAGACCTTCAAAAGATGGAGGGTATGCCGCCTACGGAGCATCTGGCTGACCCGTTCAGCAGTCAGTTCGTGAAGTATGTGGAGAAGAAACTGGGAGTCGGAACACTCACGGCACTCGATGTGGTGAACCACTTGATACGCCTATCCCCGACCAACCCAATCGTCATCTGGGATAACAGACGCTCGCTCTGGCAGGGGGCAAAGTGGGGCAAGGACTCCAATGAGCCATTCTAACCCCGTGGAAAGCCGCCTACCAATACCGATGCAACTCACCATTGTAGAGTCGAACTTCGTGCGTCACTTCGATGGATTTAAGCCGACGACAGTCGGCGTTAAAAACCAGCAAAGCGTATGCTTTACCAATACTAATAGGGTTGCGTATCAGCCCTGTCAAGCACAATCTTCCAATGACCGAAAATAATACGCCCTCATTCGGTTCATCGGGCGAGTCTGTCTACGCAGACTGGTTCGCCAAGCAGTCTCCTACGGAGAGGAAACGCCTCATCGACGCTGGCTTACATCCAGAGGTCGGACAGTCGAAAGACTGGATTTTTGAGGTCAACCCCAACCATAACGCTTACGCTTACACACAGGACAGTAACTACGACGAACCCAAGGGAGGGGTGGCTCGCCTCTACACAGAGGATGAGGTCAATGAAGTAGTGCGTCGTGTGGTAATGGCTATGCAGATGACCGAGTCGCCAGACGCATTGTTCCAAGCACGCTGTATCCTAATAGCGTTCGGCATCGGCGACCCACCAACAGAGACAGAGTTAGCCAAGCAGAAGAACTGCTCTCGACAGTTCGTATCCAAGAAAGTAAAACGCATCCAACAACTGTTCAACCTCTCGCCATCTCAGTTTATGAGGTCGGAGGAAGCGTGCAAGGCATACTCCCGTGCTTGGCACAAGAACCGCAAGAAGCCACAAGACGACGCTAAACCACTCTAAACCCTCACACCACAGCCCATAGGCACAAACAGCCCATATGCCCCCCTCCCCCATAAGAAATCTATTTTTAAGCATACCCCCCCACGGGGTAATGAACACACGCCTACTGGCTGGGCTTGTTTATGGAAACCAAGAAGCACCTGTAACATAAGATGGCACAGCAGAACGAGATAGCGACGGCTTTGGGACTCACAAGGGGTCGGGTGAGCCAGTTAGTGAAACAGGGGATGCCGACGGAAAGCGTTGAGGCGGCGAGGGCTTGGCGTGAAACCCGCAAGGTTTCCAACGAGCGTGCTGGTCACATCGCCCAGCCCGTGCGACCGCTGGATTTGAGTGGGTTGGACGACATTTTGCGAACAGTCTCCCAGCCCATAGGCGGTGGGGACGAGATGGATGTCCGCATCCAGCAACAGGTGGACTTGTGTCGGATGACGAGGGAGGTGTTCGTGAACGCTTTGGAGAACGGCGACCCAGCACAGGGGAAGTTGTATGGGAACTACGACAGGGCGATTGGGACGCTCTTGGCTTTGGAGAAGGTTAGGAAGCAAAGACAGATTGAGGACGGACGGCTTGTAGATGCCGATGAGTCGGCGGCTCGGTTTGGTAAGATTTTGGGGCAGTTGCGTTCCCTAATCGAGAGGGCGGAACTGACCTTCGCACCCAAGGCAAACCCAGACAATCCGCCGAAAGCCCTCAAAGCGTATCGAGAGTTTCGGGACGACCTGTTCCGTAAGATTTCGGAATACGGGATTATGGTAGAGGATGGCTCACCCAGCATCGGGGAGGACGAGGTATCGCCCCCCGTGGAAGAAGAAGTTTTGGCGGGGGAGACGCCTACGGCTGGGGAGGTGGCTGGGTTAGAGTGGCAGGGAGAGGAGGACGAAGATGAGTAAGGCGGTAGCGGATAAATTGGAGGCACGCCTACGCAGGGTGTTTCAGCCCGACGACGGCGGGGACATTGTTTCGTGGTTGCAGAAGAATGTGCGTCAAATCCCGTTCTCGCCGATGCCGTCTGGATTTCAAGTGCAGGAGACGCCTTGGCTCATCGAGCCGTTGCGTGCGTATGTTGACCCAGAGGTTAGGTTATGCGTCACCATCGCCCCTATTCAGTCTGGCAAGTCCTTGGCGGCAGAACTCCTGTCGTGCTACATCATCGCCCGTCAGCCATCGCCTACGCTCTACCTTAACGACACGAACGATAATGCGACCGACTGGATGCAGAACCGCCTCCGCATCCTCTGGCAGAACTGTCCGCCCGTGGCGGCGAAGTTGCCGAAGGGCGACGGGGACAGCAAGGCGTCCACAGTCCAGACGGATGAGATGACCTTCTGGTGTCTCGGTGCGTTCAACGAGAAGAACCTCCAACGCCGAAGCATTAGGTGGCTGGTCGCCGACGAGACTTGGCTGTATCCGAAGGGGCACTTGGCGGAAGCGTCCGCCCGTGTGACCTCATTCGGCTGGCTGGGTAAGCGTGTCTTTATGAGCCAAGGGTCGTTCCAAGGAGACGAGACGGAGGAGGTGTGGCTCACGACGGACAGGCGTGTGTGGTCGTTTGCGTGCCCCTCCTGCGGACACAGGCAACCTTGGTCGTTCGACCAGTTGCGTCTGCCCGTGAACGCCATCGCCGCCGACGGAGAGTATGACTTCAACGCCGTTCGGTCTGGGACAGTCTACGAGTGCGAGGGGTGCAAGCATCAGTTCAAAGACACGAAGGGGTCGAGGGACGAGATGAACGCCAAGGGCTTCTATGCCATCAGCAACCCGCTGGCGGCGAAGGAGAATGTCGGCTTCACTTGGGAGGCGGTCTGTGCGAGGTCTTGGGGGAGCATCGCCGAGATGCACCTCCGTGCCAAGACCATCAACGATGTGGCGGGCGACGCCAGTCCCCTCCGCATCTTCACCCAGAAGCAAAGGGCGAGGTTCTGGTCGGACATCCCCGACGGGTTCGACACGATACAGGCGGTCGGCGAATACAAGCAGGGTGAGGATTGGGCGGAAGGGTTGCTCATCGACCCAAAGACCAGACGCACGCATCTGGACAAGACGATGGCTGACCAAATCAAGTGCCGCTTTATGACAGTCGATGTGCAGAGAAACGGCTTCTACTGTCTTGTGCGTTCGTGGGGGGCACAGATGGAGAGCCGCCTGTTCCGCTGGAAGTTCGTAAGCACTTGGGAGGATGTGGTCGGTATGGCACGCTCGTGCGGCGTGCATCCTGCTCTGGTGTATGTTGACTGTGGCGACCAGTTCGACGATGTCATCCGTCAATGTGGCATCAACAAATGGACTGCGTTGCGTGGCGATGCCCGCTACGATTTCGTCTGGCGGATGCAGACGCCGAAAGGATTTAAAGCCGTATCCAAAACTTACGCACCAGCACGCATCATCAATGCGGGCACGGGCGGAGTGCGTGTGCATCACTTCTCCAATCTTGCTTTGAAAGACCAACTCTCACGCTTGCGTAGAAACGGGAAGCACACAGTTCCGCACGATGTCTCACAAGACTATCTCGACCAGATGGAGAGCGAAGTGCGTGCGATGGGCAACACGGGCAAACCAGAATGGAGACGCATTGGTAAGCGAGCGAACCACTTGTGGGACTGCGAAGTGATGCAACTCGTTCCTGCATTGGCGTTCGGGCTTCTGAATGTGAAGCCACAACAGTTGGCGGACGATGCGAAGCACGGCGACTCTGGTGCATCTGAGGTAGAAAATACTTCCGAGCCAGAAAATAAGTGAAGTTTTATCTCGTTGATTACCAACGACTTACGGAAGTTACGGAAAATAGTTTACGAAACCGCTTGCGTTGAGACACAAGCCGTGTTCTACTTATCACATCAAGGTAACACTTGATTGTTCTTCAAAAGTAGAAAAGCGAAGCCCGTGAATACGGGCGGGTTCTCCAAAGCGGGGCGACGACGGCAGTAATGCCGCCGAACAAATGAAACAATCCCGCTACCCACAACCAACGCTCTTTTGCTGACCATCTTTGACATTCAGTCTGATAGTAGAAACCAAACACGGCGGTTGGGTCTGGAACACGACCCTTTATCGACAAGTGGGCAATCAGTTCCCACCTCTGGATGACGAACCGCCATCACTTTCTGCCGTAGCGTGGTGCTGTCCTTGGAAGCCGTCTTGATTGGCGGTGGCTTGCTCGAAAGGGCAAGTCTCTTGAAAAGACTCGGGGACGGAGGTTCGACACCTCCACGGCGATTAACTTTATGCGGTGTGCGAGACTGACCTCGCCTGTGCAATCCCTTAGCCGACTATCCATAGAGCAGGGGAGTCCAGTATCCAAACTGGTCACATCGCTCCACTTTACTTTCTACTGTCAGCCAAGTCGCCTCTATCGAAATGGAGAGACTTCGTTATCCTTGGGAGTGAGTGAACGAGTAACCCGACCAATGACCCAGATGGGGAAGTGCAGGGGAGTCGAGTCACTACGGGTGGCAGATGCGGGCAACCGCTACAAAACTGACCATCGCAGAGCGAGCCAAGGGAATACGGAGAGTGGCAATCCCCATCGAGGGAAAATCGGTCAAGTGCCGAGCAGATAAGTCCACGGGCGAATTAGTCGGGTGCGAACAGAGGTTGTGCCTCGAAGCACCAGATGGCTGACAGTAGTTTGACTTTCAACAGGTTGGGCGTGAAAGACGCCCGTTAATCGAGTGCCAAGCAAGGAGGCGTGGAATTGAAACCCACGCTGAACCCTGTCCACATCGGAGATAATACTCCGACGAAAGGCGACATCCCTGTAACTTCTTTATGGATGCGAAACCCCTCGGGGTAGTGTTATCGTGACACGAAAGTTAGATGTGCTTGCAGTATCGCCACGAACCTTACGCAACACGCAAGTCTAACGGAGGTTAATCACCTCCCGCATCCACCCTTTGCTGGCAGAAGAATAGAGAGCGAGAAATCGCCTCTGGGGTGAGGACGCACTTGCTATGCCCTTTGTTGTTCTGACCGCCAGCAATTCACTTTGGGGGGTAAGTCTGTTCCGACATCGGGTTAAGGTGTCGGATGCCAATGCTGATTGTCGTAAAGACCGCCACGGGTCGTCGGTTGTGATACCGAAGCAGACTTAACCCTCATCCCTTTGTTGGCAAAAGAACTCGGCGGTGCGAGAAATCAGCCGTCCAGTCCCTCCTCGATACTGGCGTGAGACTTCTGACTACCAACAATTCACTTTTGACGCACGCTACTCGGTCGGTCGAGTTTGTCTCCGCTGTATCATCGACACAAGTCACGCTCTGGTTGCAACCAAGTGTGAGGAGTTAGATGACTGTATCCTGTTGAACGGGATTTAACTGTGAGACACTTCGGGGGATACCCCGTCGCAAGTTGGGGTTCAAGTCCCCCGTGCGTAACCTTTATGGAGGGTGTAGCGTCTCGTGGGGGTGATAACTCACGAGGGTCGGGGTGACTCCCGACTAATTCCAGAAACGCAGAAGCGGATATGTCAGACCTTGGCTGTCACCAAGGTAAGAGGTCGCTCCTCTATCCGAACATTGTGGGTGCAAATCCCACCACCAACCACCACTTTCAGTCCAGCGTAAAGGCAACGGAGGATTACGGCGGAGCAATCCGCTATGGCGGGTAATACTGCTGACCGCACCACAAGTGCCGAGACAATCCACCGCCCGAGGTTGCTGATAGCCACCCAAACAGAACGAGTCGCAAACCCCTCTGGGGAGCGAGGAGGTGACTGCGGGTGTCGCTGGACTGTTCACTTTGAGGTCAAATCGCCCGTCTGGAAGCCCGCTGGAAGCCCCATACCAAGGGGAACAGGGATTATCACCCCCTGTGGCTGTAAAGCCGTCCAAGAGGCGTCCAGAGGGGTCTGGCGACAGGCGTGGGGGCTTGAACCCCACGGCTCTTGCACGGAGCATCCAAGCGGAAACCGCAAGCCCTCTACGGGGCTTCTGTGACTGGAACTCACAGCGGGGGAAGCAAGGAAGTGCGTCTGTCGCTCCTCATCGCCTTTGAGCAGTCGGCGGCTGGCAAACGAGCCAGTCCGTAGCAGGGCTAACGACTGAAAACCTTGGGGTCGCCCAAGGGAATGGCGGAGTTCGAGAACCGCCCTCAACCCTTTTGAAAATAGTGCTTGCAATAGCCAAGCACTCGACTACATTCCTCTTATTGTTCTTTGGTAGTCCTGCTGGATACACCGCCGCCCGTAAGCCCGCTTTCTTAAAAGTGGCAGGATAGCACACGAACCAAACCATCGTGGGCAAAAGACGCTCTGTAAGTCAGCAGGACTGCCTCTCATTTTATGCAAGGTCTGGTCGCCAGCAATCGCCCCGTGTCCAAAGCGGGGAAGGATGTCGGCGGAGATACTGACCCCAAGACGCTCGTGCGGACAGGGCGGGTGAAAGTGGTGACTGACATCTGCAAAGGCACGAGATAATCCTTTAAGCGACGCATCGGTAGTTCAATGGCAGAACACCTGTTTTGTAAACAGGCGGTTGTCGGTTCAACTCCGTCCCGATGCTCGCAATTTTGGCTTGGCTGACGAAAGGAGTGGGATGCGAAATCTCCCACCCACCGCACGAAAACCCCACGGGGCTTCCGACGCAGGGGAATGGGGTCGTCCAGCAAGTCATCCCTTTTCGGGCGTGTAGTTCAAAGGTCAGAACACCCTGCTCATAACGGGAGAAACGCTGGTTCAAATCCAGCCACGCCCAGACCTCGCCCACGCACGCCTGCACGCACGCCCGTAGGCAGGATGCTTGACAGCCACCCAACCAATACACACATCCCGCCAATGATTACCAAGTTCGCAGAAGAACTGTCGTCCAAACGCATCGGCTTTAATCGGGCTTTGGATTTGAACGCCGCCAAAGAAAAAGCCGACGCACAGGGCGGAAGCGACACCTTAAAACAACTGCGGGTGATGGCTGACATAGCCACCGCCAAGAGGGAAGCCGCCCAAAGTTTCGACAGGGAAGCCAACGAGAAAGACTTGGTCGGTCGCAATAGGCGTGGCGTAGAGTCCGCCGTCGAGTATGATATGCGACGCAGGGCTGGTATCCCTCCAAAAAACGAGCGAGACGACCCTCGTTCGCCCTACTCCCGTGAGAACATCGAGGATGGATTGATGTCTCGTGAGTCCGACAATGGAGTCGAATACGGGGCTTTCTGGGACAAGGATGGCGAATTGATTGCCATCTACAAGGGCGACAAAGGTAGCGTAGGGGCACACATCGAGGGTGACAAGGTCAAGGGGGGTATGATGACGCACTCGCACCCCACCGAGTTTTACTCCGACGGAACACCTAAACGCCCGTTCGGGTATGCCTTTTCCGCTGGCGATGTGAATGTCCACGCTGTCCGTGAACTATCCGAAACGAGAGCCGTCGCCCGTGAGGGCACATACTCCTTCTCGACGGAGGGTGCGAAGGTGGAAATCCCCAAGTCCATCCTTTCCCAACTCCCGCCAAGCATCCAGTCCGACTACGCCAGCAAGAGTGGGTCGGCAAGGGAGGCGATTGCACTCAAAGTCCTCGCCCTGTGCTGTAAGGAGGGTAGTCCATACAACCCTATCGACCGAGCCGTGCGTGAGGTGGCTTACGATGTAGCGAAAGCGACTTTCTTGCCGCAGAACTCTCCGACTGTGTTTAACAAGGTTCTGGGTTCAAAGGACTTCCTTGTTCGTCAAGCCGTCTACCAGCAAAAACTCTTTGAGGAGTTCGGCGTGAAGTGGGAGTTCAAAGCCGCAAAGGGCTTCGAGGATGTAGGCAGGGCAATCGCCGCCAGAAATGACCAAGGCGGGATGTCCGACCATAACAACGCATCCGCCTACAACAAAAGCGTTCCTCGCCGACCAGCCGACAAGCCGTCCATCATCGGCTCTGACGGCAAGCGTAGCGACTTGGTTCTCCGAGTCTACCGAGACGCCGACCAGCCCAGAACCGCCCCGCCGCCCAAGACTGCACCCCAAGTCGCTACCGCCCCGAAAGCCGTTGCCGCCAAGCGGGTGGTTAGTGCCCCCAAGACCCCCGAAGCCCCGAAGCCAAAACAGGCAGAACCTATCAAGCCCGCACCTCCTGTTACCCGTCCCATAGAACCGCCCCGTGACATCTTGGGTGACTTCTTCAAGAGTGTAGACAGGCGTCAAAAGGCGGGAGGGCTTGGAGGACTGCGTAAGGTTGAACTCCCCCGTGATGTATTTGGTAGTTGACATCCCAACTGATTGCCTTTAAACCCAACTGTTAAACCACCCAGAACACCCGTATGAAAAAGGAAACAGACGCCAAAAACTTCTTCAAGGATTTGAAGCCCTCCGACCTCACAGGCAAAGACCCGTTCACGCCTACTCGTGACGGCGACAGGTTTAAAGACTTACAGAAACGGATTTTAAAGGACACCCCGAAGTCCAAATACGGGATGCCCAAGAACTCCAAGTGACTCGTTGACACCCGCCAATCGCTATGGCGGAAGGCACATTTGTCGGGTTGCCCAGAGCAACTGTTGAAGCAATCCGAGACAGGGCTGTTGCCCTAATCTTGGAAGGGAAAACCATTATGTCGTGGAGTGATGGTTCTACGAACACATCCAAACAGTTCGCTATGCCCCCCAAGGAAATGCTCGACGAGGCGATGTATGCCATCAACATCCTCGACGGAGAGCCACGCCGTCCTACGCTCTACACGAACTACAACCGAACTGTTGACCGATGAACCCACCCAAAATGTCCATCACCGAAAGGGTGAGACTAACCATCGCCTCGCTCATTGGGGGCAAGTCGGTGAAGGTGGCTTACCAAGGAGCGTTTGAGTCTGCACGCCAGTCCGTCCATAGGACTCGCATCGAAGCCCCGCCCCCGCAGGACTTCCGCAAAGAACTCAACGACACTACTCGTAAGGAACTGGTGCGTCTCTCCCGCTATCTCGAAAAGAACAACGGGCTGTATCGCCAAATGATTATGGACAACGCCCTCTATTCGGTAGGGGACGGCATCACGCCCCAAGCCCAAGGGGGAACTTTTGAGTGGCAGACCATTATTGAGGCGGAATGGGAAGCGGAGTGCGAGAAGCCAGAAGTGTCTGGTCGCTTCTCGATGACCGAAGCCCAGCACATCATCAGTAATGCCCTAGATGTAGACGGCGAGATTTTCGTCATCAAGTGTAAGCGTAACAAAATCCCGAAGTTTCAAATCGTCGAGAGTCACAGGATTGCGACGCCCCCCAAACTTGAAGGTCAGCCGAACATCTACGACGGCATCAAATACAACAAGTATGGCTCGCCCTCGGTCTACTATGTGACCCAATCCGATGGGTCTTACACGCCCGTCCCAGCAACCTCGATGATGCACATCTACGAGGCACAGAAGGCGTCGCAAAGCCGTGCATACCCGCCGCATCAGCACGCCATATCGAACCTACGAGACGAGATGGACTTGCTCTCGATGGAGAAGGTGGCGGCGAAGGATAACGCCCGCACCTCCCGTATCTTGAAGGTCAATGACACCTCCATTGACCAAGGTGATGTCGGGCTTGGTCAGCAGAACACGGCTACCTCCAACACCGATGCCAATGTGGTCAATCGTGTGCTTGGTGGTGTGACCGCAGTTTTGCAAACTAACGAGGACATAATCCCCTACCAATCCGCCCGCCCGACAAGTGCCTTTACTGGTTTTATCGAACACCTCCGCAGAGACTCGGTTATGGGTTCTGTGCCCTACGAGTTCACGGCTGACCCGACTCGTGCGGGGGGTGCGTCTGTGCGTCTCGTCACCGCTAAGGCGGGGCGTTATTTCAACCATAGACAGAACATCATTATTCAGCGGTTCTTGAAGCCGTATTTCCAATTCTGGCTCGGCACAAAGATTGACAAGGGCGACCTACCTTCCGCACGCAACTGGTGGAAGGTCGAATGGGTGTGCCCCAAGTCCATTACTGTGGACGCTGGTCGTGACTCCGCTAACGAGCGAGCCGACCTCGAAATGGGTCGCACGCTTCCCTCGGACGATTTCCAAGGTCGTGGTCTGGGCTTCGAGAAAGCCATCCGCAAGAAAGCACGAGACTTGGCTTTCATCGACAGGGTTGCCAAGGACACGGGTCTTGACCCCAACCGCCTCTGGAAGCAGGGCATCAACCAGCCCGCCACGCCCGCTGGTCAGCAACCTAAGCCCGCCGTTGACCAAAATGGCATCCCTCTGGAACAACCGCCTCCCGCCCCAGAGCCGAAGAACCCCCTCACGAACGATGAGCCAGAACTCGAAAATCCCGATGTTTCTGGCGATGGAGTCGAGCCAGCAACGGAAACCGACATCTCCGTTGACAGCGTTCCAAAGCAAAATCAAGGGCTTTCCCGCCAAGACAAACCTGTATGAACCTACTGTCCCTTTTACAGTCCCATCGCCCTCTGGCGATTGACCCCATCCGTGTCCGAGCGTTTATCGCCAACTCGGAACAGGTTATGTCTCGCCCAGACCTCGCTCACTTCCTCTCGAAGTATGCCGACCAAAATCGGAAATTGAAGCAAGCGATGAAGCCATACAACGAAAAGTATGCCATCTACGCTGGTGACGAAGATGAGGATGAAGATGAGGATGGTATGAACGACTTGAAGCATCGGATGATGCGTTCGATGTCCATCCCGTATGTTACTGAGGGCGTAGGTGTCATTACCCTTGACGGGGTCATCGGGAAGGGTCTAAGCCCCCTCGAACAGATGCTTGGTGCTGTGGACATTGACCGCATCTCGGCTATCCTCGACGCTTGGCAAGACCGCCAAGATGTGCAGGAAGTCATCTTTAAGTTCTCCTCGGGCGGAGGAACTACTACTGGATTGCAGGAACTTGCGAAGAAAATCCGCAGTTTCCAGAAACCTACCATTGCTTTCTGTGAGTCCTCCTGTGGGTCAGCCGCTTATTGGCTCGCCAGCCAATGCAACCGATTTGCAGTAACGCCGTCCTCCGAAGTCGGTGCGGTGGGTATCTACCTAACCATCACGGACGAGTTCGACAACTATGCCGAGGATGGCAAGACTGTCAAAGTCATAAAAAGCGGTCGCTTTAAGGGCGTTGGCGTGGCTGGCACACGGATGTCCGACGAGCAGGAGGCGAACCTCCAAGAAGAATGTGCCGAGTTGCATCGTAGGTTTATTGCCGATGTGAAGGCAGTCCGTATGTTTGTTTCCGAGGATGACCTCCAAGGGCAGACCTTCTATGGCGACATCGCCGTTCAGCGTGGTCTTGCGACCACAGTCGTTGACTCCTTCAAGCAACTCTTGGAGGACACCAAGAACTTCCGCACCCGTATGTCGAAGCAAATCATCCCTTCTGCCTACGGGGTCGTTCCGCAAGTTGCGAACTCGTAAGCGGTTGACACCATCCAAAACTCAAAATCCCACCTCACTATGAGCAAATCCGTTGAAGCCAAACTCAAAGAAACCGAAGCCGCCAAGGTTGCCCTCGAAGCCGAGGTCACGAAACTGGCTGGCGAAAACGATACTTACACCAATCGGATGAAGGAAATGGAGGACAACATCGCCGTCGCTATGAAGCGTATGGCTGAAATGGAGCAAAAGATGGAGCAATACGCCAAGATGAAGGCGACGCTCGACGAGAAGATGGAAGTAACCTCCGCCAACTTGCAGGAAATGATTGAAGAAAAGAAGGAAGATGTGCCTATGGCTAACACCATCGAGGGCATCAACGAGAAGGTCGTGACCGAAGCCAAGAAGGGTGAAATGCCCCAGTTCATCAAGGACAAGATTGAAGAAGCCAAGGAAGATGACAAGGACGACGAAGAAGAAGTGGAAGATGCCAAGGCGAAGAAGGTGAGCAAGAAGGCAAAGAAGAAGGCGGAAGAAGCCGTCGAAGAAGTCGTTGCCGAAGTCGCCCCTACCAAGGTCGCCGAAGTCGTCGCCCCTGCCCCTGTTGCCGAAGAAGTCGCCCCTGCTCCTGTCGCCAAGGATGTCGTCAAGGATGTGGTCGAAGCCCTAATCACCGAGAAGGTCGCCGAAGTCACCTCCAAGTTCGCTATGGCTCAAACCAAGTTCAACGAACTGGACGCCGAACTTTCCAAGGCGAAGGAAACCCTCGCCCTCGAAGCCAAGGTCAAGGAAGCGGCTATGGCTACTGTTGCTGGTCTGTCCGCCAAGTATGAAGCCCTACTCGCTAAAATTACTGGCATCGAGTCGAACACCAAGACTGTCGAGGAGAAGGTCGCCAAGCAAGTGGCTGACCTCGGCGTCGAACCCGTCGTCGCCTCTATCGAGTCCATTGGTGAAGTCCGTGAAAAGTCTGCCGTCGAACTCCTCGCCGAGTTTGAGTCCATTGAGGACGCCAAGACCAAGCGTGCCTTCTACAAGAAGCACGAGTCGTCCATCGTCTCTGCGGTGTTCCCGAAGAAGAAGTAAGTCTCCCAGCGAGACGACAACAGCCCCCTCGACGGGGGCTTTTTTGTGCCTCCGCACAAGGCGTAGGTTGACATTCATCAAAACCCAAATCCCAACCATTATGTTCCAGAAACACGCAGAAATCCAAATCACCCGTGGCACAGCCCCGCTTGGCAATTCCCTACGACTTGGCGAGTCCCCCCGTGTCGTTACCTCCATCAAACAAGGCGGAGGTCGCCGTGGCGGTGACAATCGCCGAGTTACCCGCACCGACACCATCCGCACAGGTGGCATTACCCGCTTCAACACGGGTGCTTTGAATACTGGTGGTTCTCCTACTGGCGGTAACATCGGTGGTGGCAACATCACATAATCGGTTGACACTTTTTCAAACCCGTAACCCTTAATCACTTACTACTATGTCCAATACTCTCGCTGGTATTAACCTGCAAGTTGTCGCCCAAGACTCTTTGACGACTCTCCTTGCCGAGTTCCCCCTCATCCAGAAGTTCACCACGAACTTCTCTGGTGAAATCGCTAATCGTGGCGAGTCCGTCACGACCCGTATCGCCCAGACTGTCACCGCTGGCGATGTCGGTTCTTCTGGCTACACAGTCACCGATGTCACTTCGGAAGCCAAGACCATCACTCTGAACAAGCACAAGGCGTTCGTGATGGGCTTCGGCGATGGTGAAGTCGCCAAGGGTGGCTACGATGTCCTCCGCCGCACCTTTATGCGTCCTGCGGCTCACTCCGTCGCCAAGGCGGTTCTCGCCGACATCTTCGCCCTCACCACCGCTGGTAACTTCGACGAAGTCGGCACATCTGGTGTCGGTTACACGGGCACAGCCGCCGCCTTCGATGCTGACGCTGTCGCTGACCTTGCCCAGCACCTCACGGACAAGGACAACCCGATGGATGGTCGTATCGTCATCGTGAAGCCCTCCCTGTTCACGGCTCTCTCCAAGGATGTGGACATCAAAGCCCAGTATGCTTCGGGCACGAACGCTCCCCTTACGGAGAACCTACTCCCCCGTATCCACGGCTTTGAAATCAACCAGTATTCGGCTCTCCCCGACGCTGGCGTGACCAATCAAAAGGGCATTTTCTGCACGCCCGAAGCCCTGCTCATCGCCACCCGTCTGCCCGCTACCCCGACCAACTGGTATGGTAATGTCGCCACGGCTACCGACGATGCCTCGGGTCTGTCCATCCAACTCCGTGAGTGGTATGACGGCGACGCTGGTCAGCAAAAGATTGCGATGACCATCCTCTACGGCGTGGCGGTTGGTAACAAGAACGCTCTCGGTCGTATCATCGCCTCCTAATCGGAAGCGAAAGACCGAAGAAACTGACCCCCAGAAATGGGGGTCTTTTGTTTATGGGCGTGATAGCAGATAGACTGGCGGTTCTTGGTGAGCCACGCCCTCGTGGGGTTGGGCAACCCAAACAGCGTATGCTCCTCACGCACGGGCGTAGGGGGTGTTTCTACGCCACCGAAAGTAAGGGGGCTATCTTTATCCACACCCTGCAAAGCATCGACTCTGGCGGTGGTAGGGGAGTCATCCTCGCACTATGCGGACTGGCTGATGAACTCGGATGTCCAATACGCCTCCGTCCACATCCATACAAGACCACGCTCCGTAGGACTCCTCGCACAACGGACGAACTTGCCGCATATTACGGAGGTTATGGCTTTCTGTGGGACGGCATTTACTTGATGCGTATCCCGTTGACACAGCCCAAAGAGAACTAACTTGTAACTCTTATGAACGCTCCTAAACTCTGGCTTCTTCAATGGACGGACACCAAATACAACGAACAGGTCGCTGTCTTTTTGACCAAAGACCTCGCCCTTGATTATGTTGTCGATGAGTCCCTCGTCTCCAACACCCCTTACGACAAGGGCATCTTCCTTTACCGACTCGGCACAGTTGCCGCCAAGCGTGAATGGAAGGGCACTTGGGACTAATTAACGCTTGCGTTCACAGCACACAGCAACACACTTACTAACCTATGGCTACCAAGTTCAGCATCGCAATCAAAGTTAAGGACGGCGTCGTCGCCGACCAGAAAATCACTCTCCGCAAGGACGCCCAAGTCGTCATCGACACTTTCAAGAAGTGGCGTGACGAAGGTGCGGAGTGCTACCTGTTCAATGCACCCGAAGCCGACAAGCGTTCCAAGGAGACGGATACTGTCGTTTCTCTTGCTCCCGTGCCCGTCGTGGCGGACTTGAAGAACAGGATGACGAAGAAGGTGAAGGAAGTCGCAGACAACCTCTCCCTCTGACCTTCCTACGGAGGGGCTGACAAGGTTCAAGGGGTGGCTCAACAGCCATCCTTTTTTTATGTCTCTATGGGAAGAAATGGCGTCTGACGGCGAATACATCTTGGAGGAGTTCGGTCGAACAGTAACCTTCCGAACTGTGGCTCGCACAGTATTGCTCGACCAAAATCCACTCGAACAGATGATAGGCGATGGCGGCTTCATTTATCGTGCGGGCTTTCGTGTCCGCATCCTCGCCCCAGCAGGACACCCGCTTCGAGTCACCCCGCCAGAGCAGGGAGAAATCTTCACCATCTTTGGTAGGGAATACACAGCCACATCAATAACCAACCGCCCGCCCTCCCCTTGGATTGACTGCCAAGTCATTTCGACGACCCAATGATTACCCTAATCATTCGAGGACTGCAATTCCTCCTTCGCCTGTTCTCACGGGCGAGGACACAAATCGACGACATCGCAGAAGTAGGTCGCAACCAAATAAGGGCGTTCCGAAAGATAGAGACTTCGGAAAAGTTGCCAGAAAACCCTCCGATGCCCGATGTAAAGTTGGATGTGTCTGGGGCGGACGAGGCGATTGACCTTCTGAACAAGACCCAAATCGAGGTGGAGAGGGTGCTTCTTCCAGAACTCCGTTCTCACGGGGTGTCGCTGTGCAACGACTTAATACGCTCTACGCCACCCTTGGCTAACGGGGCGATGGGTAGCGGTGGTAGCCCATCGGCTCTACAACACGGGCGTATGATGTTGGAGAAGCAGATTAGGTCTATCTTCAAGCCCACCCAGTCTATGCTGTTTGGGCACTTGGTGATGGCACGGGAGTGGCAAGCGTGTGCGAACTACAAGTGGACGCCTACCTCGGAGGGGATGATTAAGGACATCAACAGCCAGAACTGGAAGTCCGTCTATGCACGCTTTCAGCGGAACGGCTGGACAAGGAGCGAACAGGAGATTGTGCAAATCCCTACGCCAGCCCTGCACAGGGCGGCACGAGGCAAGGATGGTGCGACAAACAAGACATACTTTGTCCGCCAGAAGGCGGCAATCGACGCATTTGTCCGCCAGAAGGCGATGCTTATCGGGAAGATGATTTCTGGCTGGGTGGACGCCCGAGACTCCATTGGCTCACCTCCCGCCGACGGCACGAATGTGAATACAAAGTCGCTTGGTATGGGAAGCGGAAGGGCTACGACAGTCCGACAGGGTAGTCAGTCCAAGGTTGTCTTGACCAACTTGTTTGGCGACCTCAATGGCGTCCTCACCAAAACGGGTCGTCTGCAATACCTTCTCGACAAGCGTAGGGTCAACCTCCTCAATGGTTTCAAGAAGGCGGTGGACAAAGCGGTAAAAGTAGCCAGCACAAAGGCGAAAAAACCCCCCTCCATTAAAAGATGAGTCTCCGACGAGCAGTAGAGTGGCACTTCAAGACAGCCCTAACCGAAGCGTTGGCTACCGACCATCCGACATACGAGGTGGTGGAGTCGTTGCGACAGGAGGAGCGTCCGATGCCTTGCGTGGTCGTCGTGGCGGGGGACGGGCAACCAGCGTTGCAAGACCTACCAGACTCGGGGTTCAACTACCTCGTGGACACGACAGTCTTGGTGATGTCGTCCATCGACAAGGATACAGTCAATAACCACTCGGATGTTGCCTATGCCATCAAGAAGGCGATGCGTCTGCCCGTCAACAGAAAGGGCTACCGCATAACAGGTCTGTATGTCTACGACATCGAGGAAGGAAGCGTAGGCGAGGACAACGAGGGTCGGAATATGGGGACGGGCATCAACTTTCGGATGGTTTGTCACTACGACCCCGACTCTCCGATTTAACCTCGTAGCGAGCCGCCAGAGCCGCCCAGTCCTTCTGGATGAGGTCGAGGTATGCCTCGTCCACGCTCCCGCCCCCACGGGCGTGCGAGAGGGCTTCTTGAAGGCGTTGCCCTGCCTCTGCAAGACGGGAAAGGGCGAACCCCACCTCACCCTTCTCGATGTAGTCGTAGTGCCCGCCTCGGAAGGTGTGCGACCATTTCATACCTCTGGCGGGGTGTCAGCCACGCCTCACGGCAGGGGCGGAGGGGTGAGGAGGTTGTTGAGGATACGCCACGCCTCGATGCCAGCCGTGGGCAAGACGCCGCACTTGTCGAGAGCGTCCTTGGCTTTCTGCACCTCGGCGTAGATGGCGGCGATGTGCTTGGTGTTGTCGAGCGTCCCGTCGAGGGCGTCGTCGAGTTTTGCGTCGAGGTAGTTGGCGTTGTTACGCAGTCGGTCGCACTCCAATTTAAGGAATGTGACCTCACGCTGGGCTTTCTTCAACTCGATGTCGCAGTCCCGCCATCCTTGTCCAAGACGGAGCGACTCCTTGTTGAGCCAAGTGAAGTGGTCGTAGCGGATGGTGACTTTGCCGTCATCATCTGGTGTGAACTGGTCAGTCATAGTCGGGTGGGTCATAGTCTCTTGGGTCATCGTAGTCGCCGTCGTCTTTGTCGAGTTCGAGGTTCTCGATGTGCTTGTCCAGTTTGGACTCCACGGCGGAGAGGACAGATTTGTAAATGGGGTTGGACTCGGAGATTTCTACCTCCGTGCCGTCAGCCAGATGCTCGGTGATGGTCGCACCGAAGTCGCCAAGGACAGCGTAGTCGTGTCCCTTGTCGAAGCCCTTAGCACCCCAGTATTCGTAAGAGCCGATGCCGTCGTTGTCCCATTCGACCTCGAAGTCCACATCGGCGGAGAAGTAGCGACCCTCCGCCTCGATGTTGTCGAAGGAGGCGTTCACGATTGGAGGCGGTTGGATTGGTTGACCAGAGCGATGAACAGGTCGTTGAGGTCGTCGATGCGTTCCTCCATCCGTTCCCTCGTGGCGTTGCTCACGCCCCGCTTGATGGCGAGGGCGAGCGTGCTTTCGTGGGACTTGATGCGGGCGTTCACACGCTCCATCCTGTTGAGGACTTCATCGAGTTCGTTGTGGTTCTGGATTTTCATTGGTGGCGTAGTGAGGGTGAGTATGGAAGCGGTTGGGCTGGTGTCAAGTGTTCAGACCTTCGACAAGAGAGAAACTTCCTGCTCGTAGAAGCGAACCATCGCCTCGGCATCAGCCAAGTTGTTGCGGTAGTTCGTATCGGACGGGTCGGCATCGACCCTCTGGCGGAAGAAGGCGACATCGCTCTTGGCTTCTTTGAGGGACATTTCAGCGACGACGAGTCGGGTGGTTTGTTGGAGACTCATAGTTTTGTAGTTTGGATTTGGGTTGAGAGATTGGTTAGCCCATCATCACGATGTTGTCGGCGTAGTCGCACATCTGGATGTCGCTCCATTCGGCAGTCTCGGACGGGTAGCCCAAGGTCAGCATCACACGGCGAGCGTAAGCACACCAGCCACGGGCGGCGGACGAGCCACGGGACTGGGATACCATACGCATCAGCGTGAAGTAATTGTAGCGGTCGGAGAACTCGACACGGACAGCGGCTTCGGTGGTGGGGAGGTTTTGACTCATAGTAGTATTGGTTGTGTGAGAGCATACAATCACAAGTGCTTGGGTATTACAAGCAGAAAAGAGAAAAAAGTTTTGTGGGTCTATTGAGACACTTTTGAGACGCAAACGCTTGCCCAAAGATTGTGCTTGCAATAATGCCCAACCGCTTCCATACTGCTCTTACATCAATCACTACTATGACTACTATGACCGCCAAGGAAACCCTCATCACCAACGCCCTCGCTGAACTCGAAGCCGTGCAGGAGAAGCGTCGCCACCACCTTGAAGCGGGTCGCTTCCGCCTCGCCGAAGCGTTCAGCGTCGAAGTCCAGAAGGCGACGAACATCCTGTCGTTCGTCTCCAACCTGTCCGAGAAGGACGCCGAAACTGTTAAGCGTCTCCTCGCTTGACATTAACGCAACCGCTTCCATACCAGCACCACACCACTATGAAAGACAACTCCGCCTCATCCGCCCTCGAACGCAAGTCCTCGTTCCTCCTTGGCGTCGCCGAGCGAGCCAAGAACCTCGCCGAAGAAGTCGGCTTCATCGCCTCTGCCGTGGAGGATGTCGAGGACGCCCGTGAGGAACTGGCTGACATCCTCGCCGACGAGGACGCCACCGAAGCCGAGAAGGAAGAAGCCCGTGCCTTCCTCGCCAAGAAGGAAGCGAACCTCGCCCGTCGCCGTGAACGGGCTGACATCCTCGAAGCCCACCTGTCGAACTTCAAGGACGACGCTTCTATGCTCGTCACCGACAACATCGTCAAACTCTCCAACATCTAATCCACACCAATGCTCCTCGAACCCAACGCCCACGCCGACCACAAGAGCCAGATGGCTCACTACAAGACCCTCGCCGCCTTCCTCGCCTCCGAGGGCTGGGAGACGACACTCATCCCCCAGCCGAACGGATGGGAACTCTCCGTCCGCAATCCGAGCGACCGCCTCGTGACGATGCACCCTCGTGACCTTCTCGAAGCCGCCCGCATCCTGTCCGCCATCGTCGAGATTTCCAGCCAACTGGCTTCCTCGCCCAACCGCAAGAAACTGGAAGTCTACACGATGCCCGACCCCCGAGTCCGTTGACATTGGGCAAGCCGTATGCTCTACGGCGTCTGGATGGCTCGCCTCAAACATCGTCTCGCACAGGCGGTGTGGCGTCTGTCCGACCGAGCAAGCCAGCCGCACCTTGAACCCGTCCAGAAGGTCTTGGACTGGGTGGCTGACCGCTTGGTCGCCTCCGCCGCCAGACAAGTCACCAAGGCGGTTTCCAAGCGATTGAGCAAGGGTCGGTAACGCCAAGAGTCGGTTGACATCGGTCAACAAGCACTATGGTCGAACTCATCATCGGACTCGTGGCTGGTTTCGTTGCGGGGGCACTCGTGTTTCGCAACAACGCCAAGAAGGGCGAAGCCCTAATCGCCAAGGCACAAGCCGAGGTTGCCGAAATCAAGGACAAGGCGAAAGCCCTCCGCAAGTAATCTGAACTCCAATGGCTAACCCTCCCCTTCCTGTTGACCCGCCCGTCTTGAACGCTCCCGTCACTCACGGGACTATCCTGTCGTATGGCTTGGATGACATCACAGTCGTTGGCATCCTCATCGACTCCTACAAGCGTGATGCCTCGTTCGCCAATGTTGACGAAATCCCCGACCAGATGGGTATCGTCGTGGGTCTGCGTATGTCGGACTACCGAGTGAGCATCGCCGTTTCTGGACGAGTCCTCGCCAGCACCGCCCCGACAGTCAAGGTTGGCGACCTATTCTCCTGCAACGGAGACACGGGTGTCATCACGCAGATTTCGATGTCGGGTGAAGCCAAGGGCTTTGCCAAACTTGACATCTCTGTGACCGCCTACCAGAATGTTACTGGTAATGTGACTGCTTGACGACTTGGTTCACGACTGGCTTAATCCCCAGCCGTGGACGAGCGTTTTTTAACCGCCTTCTTGATGCCTCCCGAATGGGAGGTTGAGGGCTTTGTGCTTAAACCATTCTGCCTTCGTCACTTGGCGGTCTTGCAGAGCATTAAGCACCCGCTTGTCACGGGCGAGGGTTATCCAGAACCAGACGACATCGTGCTTGCCCTACGCATCTGCTCGTCAGACTTGGGCATCAAAGCCATCGAGAAGAAGCCGACCTTGAAGGAAAAGTGGCTGAACGCCAAAATGATGGCGATGCCCGATGTGATGGCTCGCTGTATTCTTGGGTTCATCCAATACACGGAACTCTACTCGTCGTCACCAAAGGTCTGGGAGAAGCCCCCCAAGGAAGGGAGTATTGATGTCCGCAAGGCGAAGATGCCAGAGATGCTGATGCTTGCCGCCCTTCTCCTACGGAAGATGAACATCCGAGAGGAGGAGGTCTGGACTATGCCCATAGGCAAGGTGTCTTGGTATGCCACAGCCGTGGGCGTGCTTGAAGGCGTGGACATCGAAACTATCTCGACGGAGGACGAGGCAAAGTTTGACGGCGAGCGTGAAGAATTGGAACGCTTCTCGAAGGAGCAGTTGGCAAAAATCAAAGCACAGATGGCTAACGGAAAGCCACCCCTACCCAGATGAGCCAAGTAACAATCACCCTTTCAGCACTCCTTAACTCGAACTTCACCCAGACCTTCTCGAAGGCGAAGGGCTACATCAAGCAGTTCAAGGACTCCATCAACTCGTCCCTATTCGCTACGATGGGTGCGGCACAGATGGCTGGCAAAGCCATCGGCTATGTCACGGGCAGTCTCCAACAGGTAATGGCGGAAGCCAAGCAGTTTGAGAAAACGGGCATCAAGTTTGGCGTAGACCCTTCCGAGGTCGCCAAGTTGGGCAAGATGGCGGAGGAGACTATGACGCCCGTTAGGAGTCTCTACAAGGGGCTGAACCAGTTAAAGGCGGGTGCGTCCCAAGCACTCCAAGACCCGAAGGGAGATATGGGCAAGGCGTTTGAGCAACTTGGCATCAGCGTCGCAGATTTAAAGGGCGGTTTGGTAGACCCTATCCAACTTCTCGGGAAGGTTTCCGACGCATTTAATCAAATCGGTGACGATGCCCAGCGTCAGCAAGCCATAATGGAAATCTTCAAGGCGAACGGGTTTGCTTTGGCTGGGGTCTTGGAGATGACCTCCAACGAGCAGAAGGAACTACTTTCTGGGCACACCACGATGTCCGATGCGGTCATCGGTCAAAATGCGGCGATGGAAGATACTTGGGGTAGGTTTATGGATGTGCTGAAAAACACGATTGCGATGTTCGGGTTGGTCTTGAACCCGCTGATGCAAATCCTTGCTATCCTACTCAATGTCATCTCGCTTCTTGTAAAGGCGTTGGGTGGGACGCTTTTTGCGGCTCTTGAAGTCGTCGGCGGTGCAATCATCTCCATCATTGGTGCTGTTGGTCTGCTAATCGGAGGCATCCTCAAACTGGGCGGTATGTTTGCCAAGTTCCTTGGCTTAGGAGACGGGTTCGAGAAGTTTGCCGATGGGTGGCTCGATATGGCGGCAAACATCACCAAGGGTGGTATTGCGGGCGGTCTGGCTGGGGCTAAAAAGACAATGGATGCAACCCAGCGTGGGATGCTGGAAGATGTCGATGACATCAAGCGTTCTGGCTCGAACATTGGTGCTGGCTACGGCAGTAACAAGAAGGGCAAAAGCGAGGGCAATCGTGGTTTCAAGTCCTCCGACCAGTTGAAGGCGGAAAAGGAAGCCGCCGAAGCCGCCAAGAAAGCCCGTGAGGATGCGGATAAAGAAGCCAGAATACAGGCGGCGAAAGACCAAGGAAAATACGACGAAATCAACCACCAAAAAGCGTTGCTCAAACTGCGTAGGGAGATGCAGGACGCTGGCAAGGATGAGTATGACATCGAAAAGGCGTTGCTCGAAATGGAGGTGAGACGCCAGTATGCGATTATCGGGTCAACCAGCGGCACGGAAGCCGCCGCCGCCATTCTCGAAAAGGACAAGTTGCTGGCTAAAATCCACGAGAACGAGAAGAAGCGTATTGAGGAGCGTAAGAAGGCAGAAATCAAGGCACGCCACGACACCTACAAGGCGGGTCTGACCTTTATGGAAACAATCGAGGACATCGGCGGGAAGTTGAAGGAGGAGGGGATGCGTCGTGCGGGCAAGAGCGAGCGTGAAATCAAGTCGTCCCAATTCGCCGATGAACTCGACAAGGCGGAGAGGATGCGTGCCGAATACCAAGCCGCCCTCGCCAAGAACGGCGGTAAGGAAAATGAAACCACATACACTATGCGGAACGAGTTGGCACAACAGGAAAACAAGGTGATAGGTCTTGCCCGTGAGGGTCAGCAAAGCAACCTTGGCGTAATGGCTGACTCGATGCGTCGCATAGGTGGCGGTGGAACTGCCATTAGCACAGGCAACAACTCTGCCTTGGACATATCCAAGAAGCAGTTGGACAAGGTCACAAAGATGGAGGAGGGTATCCAAAAACTCGTTGAAATTGTAAGCAAGTCTGGACTCGCCGCCACCCAAGTGGGGCGGGAAAAACAAATCGAGGCGTTGGCTCTCGGTAGCGACAACAAACCAACCAAGTAACCACCATTTTATGCCCGACACAAACCCACCTCGACCGCCTATTGCTCCCGCAGGGGGCGTAAAGAACATTGGAAGTGCTGGCACAAACTACCCGCTTCCAGACTGGACGATTAACGACGACTGCCGAGGACTCTTGGAGTCCAGCGTGAAGTTCTTTATCAACGGAACTGGCGTCCCAGCGTTCCTGCCCCGTAGGGGTTCACCACACCCGTTCGACTCCCGCTTAAAGGCATACAAGGTGTCCTTTACCCAGCAGGACAATGACATCGGCTACTACACGGCTGAATACATCGGGCTGAAACTTGACCCCTCCGAAGGCGAGTGGGAAGTGTCCTCGTCCACATCAGAACGGAGCGTTGTCCTACACCCCTCCTTTGATATGTTTGCCGTCGATGTGAAGGGCGACCCCCAGAACGGAAAATCGACAAAATGGAAGAAGTGGGTCAAGAAGGATAAGGACAACGAGTTTGTGGCTTTCTACGCCTTCGCCCCCGAGGACATTGGCGGCATTGAGTCCTACCTTTATCCGCAGACTACGGCTCGTGTGACCTTCTACACCTCGTCCAGCGGGACGGCTCAATCCATAATGGGAGGGATGGGCACGACAAGGTCTGCACCTTTCGGGTGCAAGAACTTCCCATCCGTAGGAGGCGGCGGGAACTGGTTGCTTACCAGCGGAAGCATCAGCGAATACGGCACAATCTACCGAGTGCAGACAGAGTGGATGCTCTCTGCTGAGAAGCCGTGGAATAAGTGGATTTACAAACCATTTGGCGGCTAATGGGCTTTCAACGCAAAGGGAGAAATCCGTCGGGCAACGAACTGCCTAATGTCTCCGAGGGCACACGCCTCTCGCCGTCGCACATCAACCAGATTGTTGCGGCGGCGGACAGGGCTACAATTAAAAGTGGCAAGGGATACAAGTTTAACACGAGTAGCGGGGGGACGAGTCTCAAAATCAATCAGCCGAACGACCCTACGCCTTGGGCTGTGTTCACCTTCGGCAACAACCTGTGCATCAACGCAGGGAATGTCTGGGGCAAGGGCGTCGGGGAGATGCCCCTGCATACTACGAGCGAGTGGGGTGGTGTTACGCCAGACCAAACAAAGAAGTTTTGGACGGCACGCCCCGTTATGATAGGGGTCACGGGAGCAAATCTTGTCGCCACGGACGAAATCAACGGACTGCGTCCCGAGGCGGCAACCAACATCATTGAGATGCCCTTGCTGGCTGGCTACTACTACATCGAGTATGCCAAATGGACTGGTCGCACAGACAAAGCCGCCATCGGCGTAGGCGACGCCGTCAAGGACACAAACCAGTTCATCTTGAAACACAAGGCGACGGCTCTGTCGGCATCTGATGAGGTCGTGGTCATCTGCTATGTAAGTGCCGAGCAACAAGCATACCAAGCGGTGAAGGGCGACATCTGGTGGGGCTTGGTCGCCGACGGCGGGCATCCGTTCAAGATTTCCGTCCGCAAGGTCGGCGAGGATTACAGGGCGTTCTTGGCTTACGGGACTGTGAACAACCAATGGGTTCAGTATGAGAGTGGTGGTTATGTCGGCGACATCGACGCCACAGGGATTTATGTAGGTAGCGGTGCAAACGAATACCAAGTCGTCCTCCAACTTGACTACGAAGAAGGCAGTCCGTTCCCCTCCCTCTACCCACAGGTCTACACGCTACCTATTGGCGAGGACATCTCAAACACGGATGAAACCGCTTATGTCCAAATCGGGGAAATCATCATCACAGTCGAGGGCGGCGGGCAAGACCAACGCCCAGTTTTTACAATCAACCAAGCGGTAAGTGGCTCACTTTGGGTGGAACGCTTCAAGTGTGGCAAAGACTCATCGGACACCGCTATCTACTGGGTTACTAAAATCTAATGCCAGACCCAGAAATCAAGAAGGGCATACCCCTACGGGTGGGAGCGACACGATGCGTCCTTGGGACGCTACGGGATGACCCAGAGGTGGTGGAAGCCACAGAAACCCTCATCGACCACGAGAATGTTACTGGCTGTTCCCCGAGAAACCCGCAACACGGCGTAAAATACACAAACGACGAGAACAGCGAACCTCGCTACACGGCGATGACGCCGTATTCTACTTACCCGAAAAAGTTAGAAAAATCCACCGACGACGAGGCGACGCACTTGGTCATTAAGGCACGGGGGCAACTTAAACGAGCCGAGGATGGTGCTTGGCTATTCCCGAAAATCAAACTGACCCTACGCCCCCTTTCCACGAAACTGGACTACAAGTGGATTAGCGATGCCGTTGCCGAGAGCAACATCGACTCCGTCACGGATTTCGGCGGGGGCTATGAGGAGGATGTGTATGGTGAGAGCGTTTGGATGAACTTTGACTATCTGTATGCCTACCAAGCCCAGACCCTTGATTACACGGCAGAGGACTTCAACGAAAAATACGAAGTGGAAAGAAGCAATTTGGAAGCATCTTACATAGAACGAGGGCTTCCCATTTATCTGCAAGGCGACTTCTTCTACAAAGCCGAGGATATGCCAGATGGTGTTGGACAAGAATACGCACCTCCCTTGAAACCTTGGGAAATTGACCTAACCCTTTACCCGAGAGCCGAAGGCGAAACGAAGTATGACTTTAAGATGAACGAGTCTTGGGATTTGCGGTATCGCTATCCGTCGTGGTTTCCTGCCTACGGAGGCACTCCTTACTGGACTGTATCCGACCAGTTTCCGCAAGGTCGGTGGATTTTCACTCCGAACCCAGCCATTCTGCCGTCAGAAAACCCGTTCGTAAAGCCAGCCGACGGGGTCGGTTACAGTATTTACAGTAACGGGATACCTAACCACCTTGTTCCAGTCGAAAAATACATCCGCATCCAAGAGGGAAGCGTGGCTTCCTTCCCGCTGGAAACCCCTTCCTCCGACTCTGCCAACTCCTCCCAGCCACAGATTTGGAAACTACACAACCCTAAGCATTTACAAGTAGTAACGAAGATAAGAAAGCGTTACCCCTTCTCGTTCAATGCACAGGCAAACGCCGCATATTCCAGCGACTTCCAAGTGTTCGACAATAACCCAGCAAATGTGTTCTATTATGAGCCAGACCCCATAAATGAGCCATCAGTTTTCCAAGCATACACAGTAAGCGGCAGTCAGGTATTTAGGGGCACAGACCCCGAATACTACCCAGACGCATTGGATGGTGTGGAGAAATACAACTGCGAGTCTTGGTGGCGGATGGAAATCGAGACGGAGGCGTGTGAGTGGAACTTTGACGAAATACTCAACAGGGGGTGGACAATTAAGGGCAAAATCAAGTTTGCAAAAAAGTTTTTAGACAGGTTCTCCACGCCTAATGGTGCTGTAAAAGGGGGTGGAACATTCCAGTATTTTAGCGGAACGGGGACTGTGTCAGCCACGGAAGGGGTGTATCAAACTGCGTCTTTTGGGTTTTTCAGACCAGAAGATACCGAGTGGGACGCCGAGGCGGGTGAGCAGGAGTTCACAGTCAAAATCAGCAAGGACAACGCCATTGGCTCGCCAGTCCTTGTTCTTGACTTCCCCATCGGCGGCAAGTCTTACATACCTAACGCAGAAGGAGACGGGCTTACGCCAGTCCAATGGGGCGACCCCCCAGAACTCTCCATCAACTTCATCCAAGACTTCTTCATCACCGAAATTATCCCGCCCGAAGATGGGTAATAGGTAATGACACACACCCAAGACTATGCCAAGAGCCACGCTCACCCTCTGGATTGACTCCGACAACAACCAACTCCAAGCGGGTTGGCAATCTGCCGCCACCGCCCAACGCCCTACCTTAAAGCAAGGGGACACAGTCGGCATCGAACTTCATTGGATACGAGATGCCCGAGTGCAGGGCTTGGTGATGGAGGAGGTCGATTGGAGTCCGTCCATAGGCATCACTCTTGCCATCGGACGCATTGAGACGCCTCCGACATACGGCACATTTACCCTTACCTTTGGAGGGAATGAGACAGCCCCCATCCAGTTCGACGCAACATCGAACGATGTGGAGGATGCCCTAAACGCCTTGACATCCATCACGACGGCTGGTGGCGTGACTGTGAACAAGTCGGGCAATACATACCGCATCGTGTTCAACGACGCAGGGGTCATCACGAACACCCTTGACTACAACGAGAACGACCTTTTCCCGACATCCAGCATTGGCGTCCAGAACGCCCGTGCTGGCACGGCGACTGTTCGGCAAATCTACCAAGTCGCCATCAAGCAGTCCCCTGTGGCTTACACGGAGACATTCGTAGACCAAGAGCCGACCACCCCGACTATTGAGGTCATCAAGGCGTCGGCGTATGCTGGGGATACTAAAATCTGGCGTCTGTCGGTGTATCCCTATCCCAAGGATGGAACGCTGGTTCTTGGTTGGACGGATGGAACTTCCAAGACGACAGCCCCGTTCCTTGCCACCGCTGGTGGCGATACAGTCGAGGACATTATGAACGCTGTCTATGAGGACGACTGGACTGTGAAGAAAGTGGGCATCTACTCGTGGGACATTTCCACATCGAAGTCCAGCATCTCGTCGCCTACTGTCAATGGAAGCGGGTTGCGTTCGTTCCAAGCCAAGTATTGCGAACTGTCGCTGAACACAGTCGAGGTCGAGAACCTCCTTGGTGGCACGGCAAGCCAGACTGCCTACCTTGAAGTGGAGACGCTCTTGGATGGCGTTCGCCAGACGCTTATCCAGACACCCGTCACCTTCGTGAACGACATCATTGACGAGGCGGACTACACCATCGTGTCTCGTTCGGAAGTGATGCCCGTAGACTCGGTTGTTAGGCACGACACCGCCCAGACCTTGAATGTTGGACAAAAGACCCAAGCGAGGCAGAACATTGATGCCGTCGGGCAGACTGACATTACAGCCCTACAAGCGGAGATAGCCACACTCGACAACCGCATCTCGTCGGGCGAGGGGGTTATGCTCACCAGCGGTCAGTATGACGCTATTGACGGGGCTACAAATCCGTCATCCACGAACCTCTTTGTAACCTCGGATGCGTTGTCCACAGAACTCACAGGTTATTCACAGACGGGACACACTCACAACATCTCTGCTGTCTCTGGGTTGCAAGCCGCCCTCGACGCCAAGACAAGCGTAGGTCACACCCACACGACCTCTGACATTACTAATTTCACCTCTGGCGTGAACGCTTTGCTCACCACCCAACTTCTTGGCAAAGCGGATGTAGACCACACGCATACGATGGCTAATGTCACTAACCTAACGACTACGATTACGACGATGCAGAATAACATCGCCACTCTCGATGCGACGAAGGTGACGATTAGCCACACGCACAATAAGACGGCAATCAATGGGCTTGAACAGGAATTGAACACCCTTGATGCACGGCTCGACGGCGTGGAGTTGGATGTCATCAACTTGCAGTTCGGGAACACCAATACTGCGGCTCTGCTACCTAACCAAACGCAGAAGGATGGTCTTGATGCGGCTTCCGCCCCATCTACCGCAAATCCGTTTGCGACCCAGCAAGATTTGGTTATCTTCCGAGACTCCACCATCTGCGAGGTCAACCAAAGCGTAGGTAGTAACCTTTCTGGCTTTACTACGGGGAACTTTGACACCACAGTCTACCCGTATGAAATCCGAGTCACCATCGGCGGGGCTGTGTGGGCTATTCCTGCTCGCCTAATTGGTCTTGGCTGACATCCTTCAAAGGCACAATGGCAAACGAGTCCGCAATCTTCTGGGTTGATGTTGAAAACAACACCCTTCTGACGGGGTGGGACTCATCGACCCCATCACAGCGACCATCCTTCAAGCAGGGGGATAACATCAAGGTCGAGATGCACTTCGTAAGGCGTGTGTCCACGAACACGGGCATCTTCTTCGATGAAGTTCCGACCGCAGGGTCAACCTTTCGCCTCGCCGTAGGCAACCCCGACGCCACCCCGACAGGGGGCACTTGGTCGCTGGACTTTGACGGCGAACAGGCAGACTTCCTTTACAACGCTTCGGCGACGGCGGTGCAGACTGCCCTAAACGCCTTTACGAGCATCACCGCCTTGGGCGGAGTAACAGTCGAGAAAGTCAATGGAGACACGACATACCGCATCGCCTTCAACAACAAGATAGCCCTACCAGACGGGTTTTCGGGCGACGGAACTAACCTCCTCCCGTCATCGACAGTCGTCATCGACGAAATCAAGGTTGGCTCGGCAACAGTCCGTAGCGTCTGGCAAATCAAACCGACGCAAGTTCCCATCGCCTACCAAGGCGTGTGGACGCCGCAGTCGTTCTCGGGCATCACAGCCACTACCCTGCAAAGCGGAACTACTCGTGTAAAGATTGCCCCCGCCCCGAAGGATGGGACATTCGTCCTGTCCGTAGGCACATACACCACCGCCCCCATTAGCGTGTATGCGACGGCTCTTGAAGTGTATGACGCTATCACAGAGGTCGTGGCTGGCTTCGAGGTGAAAAAGTCTGGGGCTTTCATTTGGGATGTGAGCCAATCGACCACTCCGCTGGTTGCCGTCACCGCCAATGGCTCTGGACTCATTTCATTCGACGCCGTCGTTGGCGAGGTGAACTTCAACAACTATGAGACGGCGACCCTGCTCGCTGGGGCTTCTACCAAGAACACGACATTGGAGATTGAGGTCACGACGGGGACTTCGATAGCCACAGTCTTGCAGACCCCCTGCACCATCATAGCAAACCTAATCAACGAGACAATCTTTGCTCCGACGCCGTTCGAGGAACGGGTAAGCCAGTCCGACCTCGCCTCGGGCTTGGCTCTCAAATACGACGCATCCAATCCTGCTGGCTACATTGAGGATGCTCCGAACGACAATAATCAATACTCCCGCCAGAACAACCAATGGCAAGTCATCGAGTTAGATGGGAACAACATCCCCGACTACGACAACTTCGTAACCTATGCTGTCGGAAGCCAAGTCTACTTCCAAGGCAAGTTGTATCGGATGGTGAACGCCGCTGGTGCGGCGGGTTACGACCCTGTTGGTCATCCGTCTTATTGGGAGTCCCTGTCTGGTTCAAACCCAGACCTTTCTGGCTATGCCCTACTCTCTGGGGCTACCTTTACAGGCAAGGTCAACACGACCCCGACCTCTACGCTCGCCGCCCTTAACCTTGGCTCACAGCAAGCCGCCCCCTCATCGACTGTTGCTGGCGATTTGTGGATTGGGTCTAACATCAATTACAAGTCTTGGGATGGTGTCACAAAAGCCGTTGCCAACACCAACACGACAAATAGTTTCCTTCAACCACAGGTCATCGCTCCGCCGTCATCTTCGACGACAGCCGCCCTACGCATTACGAACACAGGGACAGGAGAGTCGCTTCGTATTGAGGATGAAGCCAACCCAGACTCTACCCCCTTTGTGGTAGGTGCGGACGGGCGTGTGGGCATCCACAGCACGCCATCTGCCACGGCGTCCAACAAACTCACCATCAACGGCGGCTACCTCAACTTCACGACCTCGGGCGGAATTAGATTTTCCGATGGAACGCAGATAGTTGCCGCCCCCAACTTTTTCTCCCTCCCCCAGACTGACTTTGGGACTGGCGGGTCAAACTTTGAACACGGCGATATGGTGAGAGTAGGCGTCTACTCCATCGGCGGCGTGCCGACTCGATACGCAGAGGAGGGTAAAAACTACGGATGGGTTTTTCCGTTCAGCAACGCCGACGGCAGGGTATCCAGCGACCAGTTGCTAATGACGGGTAGCGGGTCGGTTGATGACGGGTTCGGCGGACAAATCCCATACACGGCAACCCTCACCATAGCGTTTCAGAAGTTTCACCCACGCCTAAGCACGGGAGATGTCATCGTCAACTTTGGGCTTACGGGTAGCAGTCCGACATTCGTGTTCACCGACAAGGCGGCGGGCAAAGGGATAGTCAGCGGCTATGAGTATTGGGGAGACATCCTAACAATTACCATCCCAGACGATTTCTCCCCGAACGGAGCGACATACGAGGATGCCGCCCAAGGCATATCCATCTCACTTTCATATGACTTTGGAGGTTCGAGTTTTTCAATCAACCCCTCGTCGGTAACTTGGGATAGTCTCAATGTCAGATACGAACAGTCGGTGCGTAGGGCTACTAAGACGGACGAGTTTGTCACCAGACAAACGCTGATGGACTCGTTCATCCAAGAACTGAACCGACGCTCTGCCTTTTCGTTCCCGCTTACTGCTAATGATGCGAACCTCAAATACTTCCTACGCTGGGACACAAAAAGTGGTCGCTTTAAGTTCGACGAGTTCTCGGCACTCACCGCCGACTTCACCCGCCTTTCTGTCAGCCAGACATTCACTCAGCCGCAAACCATCTCTACCTCATCGTCCTCGACGGCACTACGAGTCCTC